ACAGCCGCTGGCAGGGCGCATCCTTCTGCCAAAGCCTGCTTTTGAGCGCTTTGCAGCGCAGAGGACGGCACAGAGTGCAGACCGAACATGAAAAACCAGAAGAAGAGACAGCTTTTTTGTCCAAGAAGAAAGCTGTCTCTTTTTCGCTGTACGGCTGATTTTTTCATCTGTCATAAATTCTTAACCTAGGGGATGAGGATTTTTATGGATTTATAAGAACGCAGCTGCATATTTTCAGATTTAAAAAAATGTGGAAAAAGTGTATGGAATGCGCTCCATTCATACACTGCTCATACAATGAAATGCAATATAAAAATTACGTAAAATATAGAAAAAATACATAAGGTGAACGATAAGGCGGACACACAAACTTTAATGAATCTTTTCGATCTCGGAGCGGAGCCATTCGATGCTGCGGTCTGTATATACACGTTCTGTAAGGTCTGCAATTTGGTGGCCGATAATGCGCTTTATGGCGTATTCATCAACGTTGGCGCGCTTTGCTATGGTGACGAACGTTTTGCGGCAGTCATGCGTATGATGCCGTGCGTCGAGTGCAAGACGGTTGATGACGACCTTGAACTGACGGGCATATAATTCGTAGTAAATAAAACTGAAGTCGCCTTCTACAAAGGTTTGAATGTTGAACAGCCGTGGAGATTTGAGCCTTTCTGCTTCGCGATAGTGCTTCTCGACAAGCGGGTAGATGAGGTGGTGGATGGGAACGATTCGGTCTTTTCCGGCGTTAGTTTTTGAACCCCCTCGGAAGGTTTGCTCCTCGAGGCTTACATTGGAGAGCTCCAGCTTTATGAGCTCTGAGGCACGCCAACCAGAGTAGCATTGGATCAAAATGATGTCTATGTAAATATTTGTTCCGGCAGCGCCCCACAAGATCTCCAACTCCCGATCCGAGAAACTGAAGTGCGGATATTTTTCAGTTGCCTTTTCTTCGGCAGACGGTTCGGGGAGGTTGAACATTCGCGCATAGTTCTTATCGGTCATTTCGTACTCGACGGCGTAATCAAACATCTGATTGAAGATCTTTTTCAGGGTCAACTGAATGTGATAGGTCGTGTGGTGCGTTATTCCGCGTCGGTCGACAAAGGTGCCGTTCAGCAAGGCGTTCTTGATATGAGGGATTCTAACAGTGCGCACCGGCATATCGTACAAGTCGTTTGCATACTTCCATGCGCTATTGGTCGAGGTGATATTTCCACTGCATACTTTTTTGGTGTATTCGTCGATCCAGCGCTCGTAAAGCTCCTGCATGGTGAGTATCTGCGTCAGGTCATAGGGACACTTGTTGTATTCCATGAGGGCTTTATAGGCATCGTTATAGGTTTTGAAATAGGCGACGGGATGCAGGAGCTTGACGATGGGTTTTCCCTCAGGGTTGACTCCTACGGTGACCATTACACGAAAAGGCTTACGAAGATTGCGTCCGCGCAGTTCGGTGATCTGGCCAAAACCGTTCGGAAGTCTGGCGTGACGCCTACGGGACTTGCGAACTGTACTGACGAGGCCGGAATGCAGCGGAAAGCCGCAATGAGGGCATATGGTCGCTTTGTCACTGACTTGCATTTCGCATTCTGGACAGGGTTTTAGCATAAGAACCTCCTTTAATTTTTACAGAATCGAATAATTCCAAATGAAAAAGCTCGGATGACCGGGCTTTTTTCTATTGTGAGTCATTCTAGGTTAAACGATTCCCACAGACTTGTCAACGCTGCGCCGCAAACTAAATAAAATACGGCACGCAGTCGACCGGTTTTGCCATTATTATCTTTTCATGCCTAAGACGTATCTGGATGCGCTTAGAGTAACATAAAAGGAGTACGATAGTATGGACAAAGCTAGGTTAAAATTGGGTGCTGTTCCGGTGAGGGTGGCAGCAAAGGTCTACGGACGTGATCCGGCATGGGTGAGAGCTGGTATCATTGCCGGATGGCTGCCGATTGGGGAGGCCACGAGAAACGGCAGGCGCGTGACCGATCTCAAGGAAATGAGCTCAAAATACGGGAGAATCAATTATTATATTTCGCCGAAGCTTCTTTTCGAGCAGACAGGCTACGAATGGAGGGGCGAAGAATGAAAAGAGAACGCGCGCAGCTGTCTGCCAAAAACCCCTGCCACATCCCGAAACATCGTTACTACGAACTGAAGCACTTCTGCCTGCAATACCCGGACTGGAAAAAGGCACTGGTTTTACTGGACGGTTGGAACACCGAACCGCGTGGTATTCCGGGCATCATCAAGGGCAGGCCGCCGGAAAGCCCGACAGAGCGGCAGGCCATCGCGAGATTATATTATTCCGATCAGATCGCAATTGTTGACCGCTGCATTGAAAAGCTGGACCCGACGTTGGCTCCTTTTATATTGAAAGGCGTGACGGAAGGGATAGGCTTTGAGAAGCTGCAGGCGCAAGGGTGTCCCTGCTGTCGGGAAATGTACTACGAATATTACAGATATTTCTTCTGGCTCCTGAGCAAAGAACGGCAGTGACGCGAAAAGTTCTGTCTCTTTTATGGAAGAAGGTGAACGCTATGGAATACCTTCTGGCAAGAAGCGACAGACAGCTTGGCATTTGCCTGAGAATGCTGTATGACGAAGGTTACAAAAATTTGGTTGTCGAAAGCGAAATCAACGCTAAGAACCGAATGGAGTTCCACGTCAAAGTTAGAGCAGACGAACCCACTATGGCAAAGCTGAATGAACGCTATCAGACGTTAATTTCCTAAACCAGTATTCTGGGGAGCAAAAGATCTGAAACATGGTCTTTTGCTTTTGTTTTGCCCATGCTATAATAAAGAATAGGAGGCGGAAGACATGAAAGTAACATCACACATGATTGTTCCTGTAAAGAAAAACGGAAAATGGACGACCTATATCAAGGAGTTTGAAGAAGATATTCCAGACCTAGGACGGCATTGTCTGATGTGCAATTCTTGTGGGGAGCCAAGCTATCCTAAATGTATGGAAGACTGTGGCGTGGAGAGAGAACGTGTCGAACGCGAACAAAAGAAAGCCCAAGAGAAAATTGCCAAGCATAAAGTCGAGATTGATATTCTAGCCGGACTGGTACGAGATGGCCTTCTGAAAGTTGAAGATGCTGCACCGCGCGTGGAGATGACTGTGGAAGAGTTTGAAGCGGCGATGAAAGATTGATATTTACCCATACAAGAGCTTGTGAGAAATCACAGGCTCTTTCTTTTTTGCCTGTTCGTGAAATTTTCAGAGTCCTTTATGAGAGGTAGAGGGCATATTGGAGGATGATACTATGAAAGCTAGATATGTCATTGGAAAGAAACTTTTAGGGACTGTACCTTTTATGAAAGCTGGTAGTGCTGCAATTTGCTTGGTGGCGACAACCATGGAAGCATATGTGGCATACATCAAGCTGCAAAAGGCAAGAGAAGATTTGGATTCTGACAAGGCAAAGTGTAATAAGTAAATTAAAAACACGCCCTCTGCTTTTTGTTCGCGAAAATTTCATCTCCCTTTATGGAAGGAGATAGCTCAATTGGTAGAGCGCTGCTGGAATGCAGAGGTTACGGGTTCGATGCCCGTTCTCTTTCTTTTTTATTCTAGGTTAGCCAACGCGAACTTTTCGTATTCTATTATGGAAGGATGTCTTCTGAAAATTGAAAGGAGAATTTATTATGAGCAGACGAGTAAAGACTACCTACGATCGGGGATATGTGAACGCTATGGACAAGATCCGCGTATTCATCGAGAGCAACCAGAAAGTCATGTACATTGGTACGGACGAGTACAAAAACGCTCAAAGTGCACGCGCGGCCTATGTCAACGCAATCGCATTGATTCGGGCAAAAGGGATTGTGAGGCCGGCTTGTAATCATAACGACCTGTTCCTGATCCGGAACGACATCTAAGGCAGGAAAGAACTGTGGAGAAATCTGCGGTTCTTTTTTTTATTTTCAGCACGCGCACGACTGTTTTATCCATTATTCTATTACAAAGGAGTTTTTTGAAAATGTACATCATCATTGGAATCGCTCTTATCTGTGCAACCATCGGTTTCGTGGTTGGTTCTGCTGTTCGGTGGAAAATTGACTACAACGCAGAATCCATTGGGGCTCTCGTTGTAGTTAAGGCGCAGGAGGACGAAAACCCGAACCTGTTCCTCGACTTGGACGAAGAGCTTGTAGACTTTACAGACAAACGGTATGTAGTGCTCAAGGTGGACAAGGTGAAACCGCGAGAAAAACATACTGTTTAATGGAGAAAACTCCAAATATTGACTTGAAAAGGAGAAATTCAAAATGGAAGAACTGAAAGCAGTCCAGAACGAAGCGTTGATGGACGAAACGATTAAGCACGAGCTTGAACGAATCAAAGACTTGGAACCGGGAAGCAATGAGTACAAGGCTGCCTACGAGTGCGCTGCAAAGTTCTACGAAATTCGTGTGAAGGAAAAGACGAGTTTGGCTGACAAGAATGCACGAGAGGATGAGTTTCAGATGAAGAATCAGGAACTCAAACTCGAAGCAGAAAAAGCGGAGAAAACTTGGAAAACTGAAGTGACGAAGGTTATCGTAGGAGCTGCGTCGACTGTACTGGGGGCGTTTCTGATGATTCATCATGACCGGTTTTGGTCAATCTGTTCGGCAGGCGGTGTACAGGTGTTCGATGATCGCTATAAGGACGGCAAGATGATCTACAAGGATTACTGGAAAAAGTCTGTATAAAGGAGGGACAGGAGGGGCTGCGGAGAAATCTGCGGCTTCTCTTTCTTTTATGAGATACCATAATCTACCACCTGAAAATTGGACAAGCTACTATGGTCAAACGTACCGGTGCAATCACCCGGTCTATCGCATCAGTACATTATATTTGGACCATGGAAAGGGACTTTGTGTCATCCAACAACGTTTTAACGAGAAAACGAAATCCACCACATGGAGTGCTATTGACCCATGGCTGAACGATAAAATCTATCTGCATGACGGTTTCAAGGAGTATTTCGACCATCATGCGAAGAAGAAAGATGCGAATGGCTGCTATCCCACCGTCACGGTCCGGCAGATCATGTGGGCTTTACGCATGAAACCGTTGAAAAAAGAACGCTGGGAGACAGTATTTGATAGGAGCTTGATTTAGCCGCGAATAATTTCGAGTATCTTATAGAGGTGATATGATGGACGATCAAGACAAAAAGGAATTTGAGCAAGTGTGCTTTGACACGATGCACAGAATTATGGAAGCATATTTGGAGCAAGTGCATAAGTATCGGGTTGCTCATCCAGAAAAATTTACGCACCATATCGAAATCAAATTGCATAAGATTGAGGAATGAAAAAGAGCTTACGAGAGATCGTAGGCTCTTTTGTTTTGCTCGCGAAAACTTCGAGCTACTTTATGAGATGAGTTACATCTCGGAATTTCATACTATGGAGGTTTACTATGAAAATCAAAATTAACAAGCGCGATGTCGTACATGGAGCTATGGAACTGATTGGGTGCATTCTCATGTTTTACGGTTACGGCAGCTGTGTTCATGACCATGGCTATAAAGCTGGATGGCACAAAGGATACAGCCAAGGTAAAAGTATGCAGTCGAATGCTACCATTGATGCCATGACTGCAATGTTCGGCGAAGATGAGGGCTGGGCAATTCTGGAGAAACTGAACGACTACTACAGAATGAAAGGCTGGACGAAGTAACTCATAAGGCACGGAGCCGTGGAGAAATCTGCGGCTCTTTGTCTTTTTATTCTAAAATAAAAGGAGAAGAACTATGAAATTGGAGCTTATTACGCCCACCGCAATGAAACAGCTGTGCGATAAACCGGTATATATCGACAGAACTGTTGACAAGGATGCTATCAAGAAAATTGTGGATGACTTTATGCTCGGCGGACTCTTTCTCATGGAGGTCAAGATTGATGATGACGAGCGCATGATTCTACGCAATATTATCCAAGCGCTGAAAGACTACATTGAGACAAATGATATTCATGCAGGAGTTCATCAGCGTCAGGAGCGTATCTTTCTCCGAAACGATACTGTACCTATCGCTTTTGCGGCAGCTTATCCGAGGGCCATCGTCAACGCATCAAAGCGAAATCGGCTGAATTTTGAAACAGAAAAGAAAATATAAGGAGAAAAACATCATGGAGGACTTAATGCTTATCCGGTCAAGCTTTATGCGCCGAATCATTTCTTCGGCTATCAACAAGGCGATTGCCAAGCAGAAGTACGGTATCAAGGTCAATCTGGATGATATTCGGGCCGAATGGTCTGATAAGGAGCAGAAGGTGAAGGTTCACCTAGAACTAGATGCTGAGATGCCGAAAGCCGACCTCATGGATATTTTGAAGAAGGCAGGAATCTGTTGACGCGAAAAAATCATGCCATCTTATGGGGATATGAAATCTCAAAATTACATTTTGGAGGCATGAAATTATGAAAAAGATGGTAAAAGTGATTCTGGTATGCACGGCAGTATTATGTGCTATTGATCAAATTATGCGTTTTACCGGTCCGTATGCTGTAGCCCATATTTGGAACGACATGGTTCTGGATGGGAATTATGCGGCCGCAGACGCAATCAATGCGAAAATCAACAGCAAATATTGCAAGCGTGACCAGAAAGTATTTAAAGTCTTTACAGACTATTTCGCCAGCCTTGGTGAAAAGATGAGAAATTGTTGATGACAGGCACAGAGCCGTGGAGAAATCTGCGGCTCTTTGTCTTTTATATTTGAAAGGAGAAACCTATGAACCTCATGAAATCCTCGTCCCGATTCCTTAAAAAGAATGGCGGGACTATTCTGGCAGTGGCGGCGTCCGTGGGTGTCATAGCTACGGCAATCGAAACCGGGCGGGCAACGACGAAGGCAAAGCATCTGCTAGCAGTGGATGAAGCTCTGCGAACGTACAACGAAGATGAGCAGGGCATTGTGGAAGAGCCTCCAACAAAGAAGGAAATCGTCCAGACCTGCTGGAAAGCTTACGTTCCTGCAGTGATTCTGGGCGGCAGCACCATCGCATGCATCCTCGGCTCCAATGCACTGAACAAGAAGCAAATTGCGAGCCTGACCGCTGGCTACATGGTACTTGGAAAGGCCTATCAGGAGTATCGGCAGAAAGTGATTGAGAATTTTGGTATCGAAAAAGAAGCCGAGATTCACGATCAAATCAAAGAAGAAAAGCTTCCGGAAGTCCGTGAAAAGATGGAAGAGGAGAAGCTGCTCTGCTACGAGCCTATCTCAAAAAGATATTTCCATGCCACTGAGATCGAATTGACGGACGCTTTTTACAATGCAAATCGGTATTTTGCATTAAATGGCGAATTGTCAATGAACGATTTCACTTCCTATCTGCCGGGGTTGGACTTCACGCCAGAAGGGGATACACTGGGGTGGTGCGCAGAATACCTCACCAATGAATGGGAGTATTACTGGATTGACTTCAACTATTATAAGCAGACGACCGATGATGGACTGGAAGTCTACTATGTAGAAGCATTTCAGGAACCCATTAAAGAATTTCTGGATTATGATGCTATGAAACGGCATTTGAATTATAAAGGAGCATGATATTTATGAAGAACATTAACTGGTGGAAAGTTGCATCCATGGCGATGCTGGCAGCAAGCGCAATCATGGGCTTTGGCCATGACCTGATCGAGGACCAGAAGACCAAGGACGACCTGCGGGATATGGTTCAGGAAGAAGTTCGCAGGCAGATGTCGGAAAAGAATCTCTAATCGCGAAAATTTCCAACGCTATTATGGAGAAATCCTAAAAGAATTGGAGGTAAAAATTATGTTCGATCGTGAATACTTCAAGCAGGTGGATTCTGTGATGCTGGGCGCCTTAAAGGTGCTGGGGCAAGCGATGCTTAGCGCACTTGATGTGTTGATCTGGTACTTGCTCCTGCAGCCGATTCGGCTCTACAGCTGGTTGACGGATGACCCTGCTCCGGTAAAAAGGAGAGGAGCATACAAAAACCGCCATTGTGCGGAGGATAGGCTCTACTAAGAAGCAAAGGGCTGTGGAGAAATCTGCGGCTCTTTCTTTTATATTTTACGGAGGTATGAAAAATGAATCTGAAAGCATTTGGCAAGAAAGTAGGAAGGGGTATTAAGAAAAACCTTCCCAAAATCCTTGTCTGCGGCAGCATTGCAGGCATGGTTACGAGCGTAGTTTTCGCCGTCAAGGCAACTCCCAAAGCGATGATCCTGCTCGATGAGAAGAAGCAGGAACTTGGCACGGAGAAGCTGGATGTGAAAACTATCGTGAAGACGGCTGCTCCGGCTTATATTCCTACGGCGATTTCCATGGTAGCATCTGCAGGCTGTATGATTGGTGCCATGAACGAGAACGACCGGCGCAATGCAGCTCTGGCGGCTGCATATTCTCTGAGCGAAAGCGCCCTGAAGCAGTATCAGGAGAAAGTCGTAGAAACCATCGGCGAGGATAAGGAGAAGGAACTTCGCCAGACCATCACCCTCGACAAAATGGCAAAGCAGCCGGAAGAAACGCCGGTTATTGTACCGGCAGCCCGCGACGCATCTTATGACCAGCTGGTCGAGTGCTATGAAAGTTTCTCTGGAAGATATTTCAAGACGACCGTAAATGCACTGGATCGGGCGATGAACGGCCTGAACAAGCAGCTCCTGAGCGATTTTCGTGTGACCCAGAATGACCTGTTCGATTATCTGGGACTGGAGCACACCAAGAACGGCGACCTTTTGGGATGGGATACGGATTCCACGCTGACCATTGAAACATTCTACAGTTCCAAGCTGGACGAGGACGGAATGCCTTGTATGGTTCTGGACTACAGCACGCCTCCGAAGTGGCTGGGGTACTGATTCGCGAAATTTTCACCGACTGTTATGGAGGTATACTCCAACATTTATATTTTAATTAAAGGAGAATCACTATGGAAAACGAAATGATGAATAGCATGGACGCTATGACTGAGAACCTGACGGATGCAATGCCGGAGGTCGATAACCTGGTGCCCAGTGTGGACGAGAACCATGCGGAGATGTCGAGCGCATCTGGTAGCTTTGGCAAGATGGCAGTATTCATGCTGGCTGGTGCCGCAGCTTACAAGGGCGCTGAGCTGCTCTGCAAGAACGTACTCGTTCCTCTGTGCTACAAGGCAAAGAACTGGATTGACAGCAAGAAGGAGAAGGACGAGCCCATTGAAGCAGAAGTGACCGAAGTGGTGGAAACCGACGAAGAATAATCTGTTGGACAGCCGCAAGGGAGCCGTGGAGAAATCTGCGGCTCTTTTATTTTTGCAAAGGAGAATAACCATGGAAAAGAAAAATGACAAAAAGTTCAACTGGAAAAAGGCTGCAGTAATCGGCGGCATCTTTGCTGTGGGTGTGGCTGTTGGCGTTGCCGGGGATAAGGCTTGCATCAAGGTGATGTTTAAGAAGCACTATCAGGATATTCTGAAGGATTACCGGCTCCATGTGGACACCGGAACCACTATCAAGGGTGTGAAAAAGGTTATCATCAGCATTACAGACAAGACGACCGGCAAGACCTTTGGCACTGCCTGGTTGCCTGAGACCGCAAAGGAAATCGGTGAAACCATCCTCCAGTACGCAGAGGAGGGTATGGCCAATGGCTAAAATCGAAATGCCTTCTAGCAGCATCAACTCTGCGGGCGAGCCTCCTAAGAAACAGCTGAAAAAGGTTACGACCGGTAAGGTGACCATCAAGCAGGAGAGCGAGATCCAGAAGCTGGCGCATAACTTTCTCGCAGAAGACCTGCAGACGATTCGCGAAAAGCTGTGGACGGATTATATTCTGCCCGGCATCAAGAACATGGTGTGCTCTGCGGTCAATATTGCACTTTTCGGTGTTGACCGTTCCCGCACCAATACGGGCGGATATTCTCAGCAGCGTAACAGCTATAGCAGCTACTACGCGAATGCAAACCAGAGCCGTCCTCCGCAGAACAACTATCGCCCGAACCGGCTGGACTGGCAGAACATCACCTTCGATAGCTATGCCGATGCAAATGATGTTTTGAACGAGATGGGCCATGCGCTCCACGAATATGGGCAGGTCACGATTGCTGATTTTTACGATGTTGTGGGAATTACCCGTGATGCTCGTGATTATCAGGACTGTAAGTATGGGTGGTATGACCTTGGGCCTGCATCTATCAAGGGCGTTCCGGGCGGTTACACTATCGTATTTCCGAAACCTGTTCCTCTGAACTAATTGAAAGGACTGATATTTTATGAAAAAGGAAGAAATCATGACTAAGGCAACGCAGATGTTGTCTAAGACTGCATTCAAGCTGAAGAAAGCAAGCCCGACCATTATGGTGGTTGGCGCTGCAATCGGTGGCGTAACTGCAACCGTTCTGGCCTGCAAGGCAACCCTGAAGGCACAGTATATTCTGGCCGAGCACAAGGCCAATATGGAGAAAATCCACGAGACCAAAGATAAGGTGGACTCCGGGGAAATTCAGCTGTCGGAAGGTGAGACTTACACGAAGGAAGACCTGACGAAGGACATCACCACGACTTACATTAAGACCGGCATGAAGCTCGCAAAGGTGTATGCACCTGCGATTGGTCTGGGCGCAGCATCTCTCGGCTGCATGTTCGGAAGTCATCATATCATGACGAAGCGGAATGCAACGCTGACGGCCGCCTACATCGCGCTGGAGCAGTCTTTCAACGGCTATAAGAACCGCGTCGCCGACCGCTTTGGCGAGCGGGTACAGCATGAACTGGAGCAGAATGTTAAGGCTGTGGAGGTCGAAACCAAGAAGGTCGATGAGAACGGTGTAGAGGAGGTCATCAAAGAGTACAAGGATATCGCTGAGCAGGCAGATGATCCATGCACTCTGATTTTCGATGAAACTGTGGACACGTGGGAGCGGGATGCCGACCTGAATCGGAACTATCTGCTCCTCATGGAGTCTGCAGCGAACAAGAAACTGCGTTCTCAGGGGCATCTGTTCCTGAATGAGGTACTCACCATGATTGGCACGCACGGCGGTCAATCTCTGCGCACTCCTACTGGTCAGGTCGTTGGCTGGGTATACAATCCGAACGACACTTCGCTGCACAACCATGTGGATTTCGGCCTCACGAGCTTTGAATCGAGCGATGAGGCACTGAAGAGCTTCCTCCGTGGCGAGGAGCGTTCTGTCATTCTGCACTTCAACTGCGACGGCATCATCATCGACAAAATCTAACTGATATTTTGGAGGGACAAGCTATGACCAGATACGTAAAGACTCTTTCCTATGTATTTGCAGCCATGGCCGGAGTGTGCTTTGTATCCGGTCTGGCAGTCCTTTCTGAGTGAAAGGATATTTATGGACGGTTTAGAATCGGTGTTTTTATTCCTCGATTATTTGACCGACACGAAACGAAAGCGGCATCTGGTTGGAGGGGTCCTCATGAGTGTTTCGCTCTTTTTTGGAGGACTGGCCTTCACCATGATGACGATTAAAGGAGAAGAAACCAATGAAAAAACTGATGCATGATGCCTTGATATTTGTAGGCGGATTTGCTGCTGGTGTTGCCACGATGCACTTCCTGATGCGCGATACTTACAAGAAGCAGGCAGATGTGCTGGTCGAGGACGCTCGGAATCATTTTAAGCAGCGTGAGCAGGAACTGGATACGACCATCGAGCAGCGGGCAAATGAAAAGGCGTTTGATCTCGTGAGCGGCCCGTATCGTCAGGAGGAAGATTCTGAGAAGCCGACCCATGAGCCGATGGAGGCTATTGAGATTATTCCGAGCGACGAGTTCGGTAACGAGGACGATTACGAAACCAGCTTCCTGACCTACTATGCAGACGGCATCCTGACTTATGATAGTGATGGGAGCAGGGTAGAAGACATTGAAAAGGTGATTGGCCCTAAGGCTCTGGATAATTTTGGAGCAGAAGAGCCTGATCTTGTCCATGTCCGCAATCACAACTACCGGAAGGACTACGAAGTTCTGAAGGTGCGCAATAAGTATGCGGACTTGTATCCTAACTCCGGAGAGGAGTATGAATGATATTTAACGATATGACCAGTCAGTATTTTGACTGGCTGCGTGAAACGGTTTGCGGAAGATGGGAACCCAGAAACCTTTCTTTCCACAAGCTGCTTGCATTTTTATTTCAGCAAGACTTTATTCCATCCTGTGAGATGGATGCGAGTCGTGCTGAAGATGGGCGAGACCTGCGCTACCGATTCGCTCAGGAAAAAAGTATCCCATATGCAGCGTTGAACAGTGCAACGAGCGGGATGCCATGTAGTATGTTGGAGATGATGGTGGGGCTTTCCATCCGCATCGAAGAGCATATCATGGCAGATTCTGAAGCAGGAAACCGAGTGGGACAATGGTTCTGGAGCATGGTTGTCAGTCTTGGGCTGGCAGCTATGGATGATGTTCGGTTCAACGAGGGTCGCGCTCAATTTATCATCGACCGTTTCAATCAGAGAGCCTATCAGCCGAATGGAGCTGGTGGGCTTTTTACTTTAATAAGGCCGAACGTGGATATGCGACAGTTAGATATTTGGTATCAGCTGATGGCGTATCTCAACGAAAGCAACATGTGATGGTGTACGTATCGAAAATATGCATCCCGATGGAAGGTGTAATAGAGCAAGTTCTCCATGATTCCGTCGTTTTGATGCGAATTACAGCATGTAGGAATACCGAGCACATTGGTCGGCTGATTTTGGCAGACCTTAATTATTGGAGGAAAAGTAACTATGAATAACATTTATTACGAACTCGCACAGACTCAGCTGGCACTGGATGCCGCCCAGAAGGTGATTCGCCGCCAGAGGGGCAAGCTTTTCGGCAAGAACCTGCTGCTGGTAGGCACCATTGGTCTGTTCTGGACTGCCTGCAAGATGCTGGATGAAAGCGAGAAGAAGCGCAAGGCTGAAAAGGAACGCGCCGATGCTGCCGAAGCAGAACTCGCAGAGATGCAGTTTGAAAAGGACATTTGCTGCGATGGCAAGGCGAGTGTCACGAAAAAAGATGTCTGATACAGACCTCGTAGAAAGGAGGAAGTCAGTTACCAATGATTGATTTCCTGATGATTGCAACGCGCACGGGAAAACGCGGTGTAATCGAAATCTATCCCAAATTCATCATCAAAAAGTCCAAGGACTTGATGATTCGGGGTTCTGATTTCTACGCTATCTGGCTGGAAGAGCGAGGATTGTGGAGCATTGACGAACAGGATGCGCTTCAACTGATTGACCATGAACTGGATATTTACGCAAATGAGCATAAGGAGCATATGGACAACTACCGAGTGCTCCACATGTGGGATGCAGAATCCGGCATGATCGACAACTGGCACAAGTATTGTCAGCGTCAAATGCGGGATAACTACCACACGCTGGATGAGCAATTGATATTTGCGAACACTCCGGTCAAAAAGGAAAGCTACGCATCCAAGAAACTTCCGTATGTGCTGGAACCTGGAAACATTGATGCCTATGATGAGCTGATGCGGACACTTTATTCTCCAGAAGAACGAGAAAAAATCGAGTGGTGTATCGGTTCTATTGTCAATGGCGATTCTAAGACGATCCAGAAGTTCATGGTTCTCTACGGTCCACCAGGCAGTGGTAAATCTACAGTGTTGAATATTATCCAGAAACTCTTTCCTGGGTATTATGCAGCGTTCGATTCTCAAGCGCTGGGTTCGGCATCCAATGCATTCTCACTGGAAGCTTTCAAAGCGAACCCTCTGATCGCAATTCAGCATGAAGGCAACTTGTCCAAAATCGAGGATAATACTCGCTTGAACTCGCTGGTATCTCATGAAACCATGATGGTCAATGAGAAATTCCGTAGCGCTTATGCCAATCAGTTCAAGAGCTTTCTGATCCTCGCCACGAACAAACCTGTCAAAATCACCGATGCGAAGTCTGGTTTAATTCGCCGCTTGATCGATGTGGTGCCAACTGGTGAGAAAGTCCCTCAGAAAAGATATTCTGAACTCTATGCCAAGACCGATTTCGAGCTGGGCGGTATTGCATGGCATTGCAGAGAGGTCTACGAGGCAAACAAACATCGATACGACGATTATATTCCGACACGAATGCTTGGTGCTTCCAATGACTTCTACAACTTCATGCTCGACCGGTACTATATCTTCAAGAAAGAAGACGGTATTTCCCTAAAGCGAGCATGGGCGATGTATGACGAGTATAACCAGCGAGCAAAGGTTGCCTATCCGTATTCGATGCGCGCATTCCGTGAGGAGCTGATGAACTACTTTGCGGACTACAAGGAACGCGCTGAAGATGTGAACGGCGAGCGAGTACGGAGTTACTACAGTGGATTCAAGGCAGACAAGTTCAAAGAATTTGCTGATCCTGCACCTGTTGAAGCGACTTTAAAAGAAGAACCATCCAAGTCATGGATTGACCTGAAACTGCAGCATTCTCTCTTTGATGATATTTGTAAGGATTGTCCTGCACAGTATGCAAACGAAAATGGCACTCCTACGCAAAAGTGGGAGAATGTCAAAACGTTGCTCAAAGATATTCTTACCTCAAAACTCCACTATGTCAAAGTCCCTGAAACCCACATCGTCATTGACTTTGATATTCCGGGCGACGATGGCAAGAAATGCTTTGAGCGAAATCTGGAAGCAGCGTCCAAGTGGCCTACCACCTACGCAGAACTGAGTAAATCTGGTGCAGGTATTCACTTGCACTATATTTACACAGGGGACGCAAGCAAACTGAGCCGTGTATACGATGAACATATTGAGGTCAAAGTGTTCACCGGGAATTCTTCGCTGAGAAGAATGCTGACCAAGTGCAATGATATTCCGGTCGCCAAAATCAGCAGCGGCTTGCCATTGAAGGGAGAAAAAGCAATGGTCGATGTGAATCAGATTCAAAATGAGAAGCACCTGCGGGTACTCATTAAGAAAGCCCTCGCAAAAGAAATCAGTCCCTATACTAAACCCAGCATTGACTTTATCGCTCATATTATGGATGAAGCCTACGAAAGTGGGATTCCCTATAATGTGGACGATATGCGCAATGCAATTCTTGCCTTTGCCGTAAACAGCACGAACCAGGCCGATGCTTGTCTGAAAATCACGGCGAAGATGCACTTCAAGTCAAGAGAGGATGCTGAATCACAGGTTGATGACGGTGAGAAAGCACCCATCGTATTTTTTGACTGTGAAGTGTTCCCAAATCTCTTCTTGGTCAACTGGAAGTTCGCTGGAGAGGATAAGCCGGTAAATCGGTTGATCAATCCTAGCCCTACGGATATTGAGAAGTTGACACAATACCGTCTGATTGGCTTTAATAACCGCAAATACGATAACCACATGCTTTGGGCTTGCATGCTCGGCTGGAATACGGAGCAGCTGTACGCACTGTCGAACCGTATTATCAATGACCATATGGGCTTCTTTGGTGAGGCCTATAACCTGTCCTACACGGATATTTTCGATTTCTCGTCGAAGAAACAGAGCCTGAAAAAGTTCGAGATTGAGTTGGGTATCCATCATCAGGAGCTTGGCTTACCTTGGAACCAGCCGGTGCCCGAAGAGAAATGGGAACAGGTCGCGGAGTATTGCGACAATGACGTTATCGCCACCGAAGCAGTGTTCAACTCTAAAGATCGAAAGGCCGACTTTGTTGCGCGTGAAATTCTGGCAGATGTTGCTGGGATGACCGTCAACGATACTACCAACAGCCTGACTACGCGCATTATTTTCGGCAAGGAAAAGCACCCTCAACTGGTGTATACGGATCTGGCTACCGGCAAGTCCGATTCGGTGGTAGAAGTCGAGCCTGATATTCTGACCGACAAGAACATTATCAACGCCTTCCCGGGTTATGAGTGGGTCAGAGGCGAAGATGGTCGGATGCACAATATGTTCCGTGGTACTGATTTGGGCCTTGGCGGTTATGTTTATGCCGAACCCGGTATGTATTACAACATCGCCCTGCTAGACGTTGCCTCTCTGCACCCACACTCGGCCGTCGCTCTAAACTACTTTGGCGACTACACCAAGAACTTCAATGACCTGATGGATGTACGTATCTATGTAAAACATGGTGAGTACGACAAGGCCAAGAAGCTCTTTGGCGGTAAGCTGTCCAAATATTTGGATGACCCCGCACAGGCGAAAGCATTGGCGCAAGCTCTGAAAATTGCTATCAACTCGGTTTACGGTCTAACCAGTGCAACTTTCGATAATCCGTTCCGCAACCCCAAGAACGCCAATAACATTGTGGCGCTTCGAGGGGCTTTATTTATGCGCACTCTGCAGGACGAGGTGCAGCAGCGTGGTTTCACGGTGGCACACATCAAGACGGACTCTATCAAGATTCCGGATGCAACGCCTGAAATCATCGACTTCTGCATGGATTTTGCGAAAAAGTACGGGTACACGTTTGAGCATGAGGCTACATACGAAAAAATGTGCCTTGTGAACAACGCCGTTTATATTGCAAAGTATCTCGATGCAGATACAGCAAAGGCACAGTATGGCTATATTCCTGAAAAGAACGAGAAGAAGGGCGGTCATTGGACTGCGACTGGTGCTCAGTTTCAGGTGCCGTATGTGTTCAAGACGCTTTTCTCCCACGAAGATATTGTGTTCAACGACCTTTGTGAAACCAAGTCGGTTTCTAAGGGCGCAATCTACCTCGATAAAAACGAGGCTCTGCCCGAAGACGAGCACAATTATATTTTCGTGGGGCGCGTTGGTCAATTCTGCCCCATCAAACCCGGATGTGGCGGAGCACTACTGATGCGTGAAGCGGGTGTCCGAGACGATGGTGAGACGAAATACAATTCGGTCACTGGAGCCAAAGACTACCGCTGGTTGGAAAGTGAGATGGTCTATAACCTCCATCTGGAGGATAGCATTGACCGCTCTTATTTCGACAAGATGGTAGACGATGCAGCTGATACCATTACAAAATACGGCAATCTGGAATGGTTTGTATCAGACGATGATGGAATGCCGCCTTGGCAGAATCCTGATTTACCCTGGGGTGATATTCAGGACGAAGCTGCAAGAAATTATGAGGTGAGATAAATGGAAAAACTTCCCTGGAATCCTAGCAAAGACGTGATTAGGGTGTCGGCAAACAACCTGGGAATTGACATTGACAGGGCTATTTATACTGCGATGGCAATTGACTACTCCCGCCAGTCCACAGAGCAGACCAAGAAGAATGATATTGTGCGGCTTGGCATGTGCAATGTCAGCATCCGCAAGGTCATATTCAGCAATCCGGCAACAATTGTTCTGTGGTCGGATGGCACCAAGACTGTGGTGAAGTGTGGGCCTGATGATATTTTCGATAAGGAAAAGGGTCTCGCTATGGCTATTGTGAAGAAAATGGCAGGCAATGATAGCCGATTCCACAAGGTCTTTAAGAAGTGGTGTAAGCCGGATGAAACTAACGAGGATGCTGGCGCTTATGCCAAGGTGTTGAAAGAGCTGGATCAGGTGGCTGCGCAGACCAAGGATGGTATCGTGGGGTTGCTGGCAAAAATGAGTGCGGCGATGCACTAAAGAAAAGAGTAAAGGAGTTTCTATTATGAAAGCAAAGGTAAATATTGACAATACCCGGTTCATTTTCGACACCAATTTCTCCGGCGACCCGAACCGCGACCGTTACGGCTCGTCCCGGCGGCGTGTGAACGTGGTCATCCCTACGGAGGAGCAGGCTCAGCAGCTCATCGAAATGGGGCTGAACGTCAAGCAGACCAAGCCGAACCCCAACTACACCTACGATGAGCCGTTCGTACCAACTTTCTACGTTCCGGTGACGGTCAACATGGACTCCAAGTGGCCTCCGCAGGTTTTCTGGATCACCACCACCGGCCGCAAGGTTGCCTGCAATGCTGAGAACATCGGTCAGCTGGATTATATCCGCGTGAAGAACGTGAACCTGCAGGCTAACCTGTATGAGAACCGGAACAACCCCGGCCAGTACACGCTGTACGCGGATATTCTCTACGTGGAGCAGGATGCAGATGCTGACCCGTATGCGGAGCGCTACGCTCAGTACGCAGAGCCTGCTCCTGAAGTGCCGTTCTAAGGAGGACACTATGGAAAAACTGTTTATCAGCTGTCCGATGCGCGCTCGCACTGCAGAACAGATCCATGCGACTATGGACCAGATGCATAAAATCGCCGAGGCTATTTTCGGCGAAGAACTGGAGGTCATCCCGACTTACTTTGAGGGCACCCCTCCTGAAAATGCCAATGACCGTCTGTGGTATCTGGGTAAATCCATTGAGAAAATGTCCGAGGCGGATTGCTTCATCGGCATTTTCGATGACCAGAAAGCTTATGATGGCTGCATCATCGAGAACCATGTCGCCAAACTCTACGGTGTACCGCAGTATCTGGTGAATATTGCATACGTAGCACCGGACATCATGGAGCAGCGTTTGGAGCATATGGTCTGATGGTATTTATCGAGTGCCGGGGTCGGTCCTCGGTTTAATGTGCCAGTCGGTGAGTGCCCACGTCGCAAATGGCGTTCTCAGAGGAAACAGCTCGATTGATATTTTGATTTTGGGAGGTTGAACGTATGAAAGTCTTGAGAATCCAACCCAAGAAGTATCCTGAAGTTATTGAAATCGACGGCTCGCTCGAATCTCTTCAGAAAGAAGTGGCCGGTCCGATTCAGGCGGTCTACCCGTGGGATGATCCGGTTGCACTTATCTGCAACGAGGAAGGAAAACTGGCCGAAGATTCCTTCAGTAACTGTAACAGAGTGCTTCATAATGAGATTGGGATTCCCTATGATATTGTTGTTGGAACTTTCCTGATCGTTGGTCTGACCAAGGATGATTTCGGCGACCTGTCACAGGAACTCACTCAGAGGTACGAAAAGCTTTTCCATAACCCGGAAGAGTTTGATTACTTTACAGATGCTCAGGGAAGAACACATCTGGACGTTCGCCCCTGTGAACCTGAAGATAATGCGAAATAATCCGTTTCCTTTACAGATGCATGAGAGCTTCGGAGAAATCTGAGGCTCTTTTTATTTTGGGTCAGTAGCTTAGTCTGACTGAAAGCTGGCAGCTCATAACTGCGTGATCGCGGGTTCAAATCCTGCCTGACCCACCAGAGGTGCAAGCCTTATATTTGAATAAACAAAGGAGAAAACAGCATGAGCGCAAGAAACTATGTCCCGGCAATGGTGAAATGGATGGTCGAGGAAGGTACCAAGAACACCTCCAGCGGCAACTGGATATTCACGAGCGCGGAAATTGCAGAAGCATTTCCTGTAGCCGAAAGCAGCGTGATTGAGATGTTTGGAGCAATCCTGACCGAAGTTTATCAGCATGAAGCTGTGGCGGAAGCAAATGTAAATTTCGAGAGCGACGGTTCGGCAACTTTCGATTTGACCTTCTACACAGATTACTGCCCGAACATCAGTGATGAAACAAAGGCTGGGTGATTTTCATGGGTGATAGCAAAGTTACAAAGCGCTGTGCAAAGTGTGGCGCTGTGATGCACAACGTGTCTGTGGCAAGGAAATACTGCGATTTTTGCAGATTTGGCTATGCAACCAATGACCCGGTACTGCCTTTGGTACATCCGAAGTACACTGGGCCGACTCTGCAGGAAATTATGAGAGAGGCTACCAAGGAGGGGCTTCAGTATGCAGAATATTGTAAAAAACACGGACTGCACTAATCACATAAAGGAACTCTGGAAAGTTTTTACAAAAGAAGGCAAAGAACTTTTTTCCTACACGATTCGCGGTGAAAGTGAAGACGAGGAAGAATGCACCAAACAGCTTTTAGCTTATGAGAATCATTGCTATCCTAACCAGATTCATGTTCACACGGAAATGAGGTGATTGGATGGCGGGTATAACGCTCTATGACTACCAAAAAGATGCGCTGGAACGAATGAAAATCGGATGCATCTTATGTGGTGGTGTAGGAAGCGGAAAATCAAGAACCAGTTTGGCGTTTTACTATACGCTCTATGGTGGCACAGTCAACACCAAAAACTACGTTAAGATGCATGATCCACCCGACTTGTGTATTATCACCACTGCGAGGAAGCGCGATACAGGCGAGTGGGAGGAAGAGCTGGCCCATTTCTATATGTCCACCGACAGCGACCTTGATATTTACAATCACAAGGTGGTTGTGGATTCATGGAACAACATCGGAAAGTACGTTGGCGTGAAGAACGCATTTTTTATTTTCGATGAGCAGAGAGTCGTTGGCAGCGGGCAATGGGTCAAATCCTTCCTGAAAATCACGAAGGAGAATGACTGGATTCTTCTGAGCGCTACTCCGGGAGATTGCTGGACAGATTACATTCCGGTGTTTATTGCAAACGGGTTCTATAAAAACCGGACGCAGTTCAACAATGAACACATAATCTATAGTCGTTTTTCCAAGTTTCCGAAAATTGACCGGTATCTGAACACCCAGCGACTGGTACGCCTGCGTGAACGGGTGCTTGTAGATATGGACTTTGAGCGACCTACTGTATCTCACCATGAGAATGTTTTTGTCGAGTATGACAAGCCTAAGTATCTGGAAATTTGTAAAACTCGCTGGAACCTGTGGGAAAACAAACCCATTGAGACCGCCAGCGAGTTTTGTTATTTGCTGCGGAAACTGGTGAACACAGACCTGACTAGGTCGCAAAAAGTTCTGGATATTTGCATGACCCGCCCCAGAGTCATAATCTTCTATAATTTCGATTATGAGCTGGATATTCTCATGAATCTGCCCTATGGCGATGATGCGGAAGTAGCGCAATGGAACGGCCATAAGCACCAGCCAATCCCTGACGGTAAGAAGTGGGTATATCTGGTCCAGTACAATGCGGGCGCAGAAGGTTGGAACTGCATCAAGACCGATACCGTCATATTCTACTCGCAGAACTACTCCTACAAAATTATGGAGCAGGCTGCAGGCAGAATCGACCGGCTGAACACACCTTACAAGAACCTGTTCTACTATCATCTGAAGAGCAGGGCTGGTATTGATCTTGCAATCGGCAGAGCCCTGATGGAAAAGAAAAAGTTCAACGAAAGGAAATTTTATGGCATATAAAAATTGTCCGATGTGCACGAGATATGATTATTGCATGGAAGACGGGCGAGTGTGTGGCGTTACCGAAAAATTCATTGAACAATGGTTTGACGAAAAGCTCGAAGTATTAAACGAGACCCTCGATGTTTGTCGGCAACAGTCAGCATTTGGAAATGTTTTTCTCATGCTGTCTGATAGCGATATTGAGGCATTGAAATCGGGAAAGGTTTTGCACTGGGCGGGCGAAACGTTCAAATGCGGAATATTTGTTCGATATGAAGGAGTCAAGAAAAATGTGCAACCCATCGAAGAAAACAATCAAGAAAATCGACCGGATGCTGGAGAGCAGATGTAAGGAGCATAGAACGTTTGGAAATGCGCTGAAAATGTATATTTTTCGCAATCCTACTGAAATCGGCTTGGATTATGTAACATTCTGCGGCAAGGCTGGATATTTCATCGGAGTTTCACTGGAGGAATCTGGTGAGTACAACTTCTTCGGCATTTATTCGCCGGAGCAGGTGTTGGAGGTTGTCTGATGCAAAATTTGTCGAAGAAGCACTTGAAACAGATTTACAGGCGCAGGAACGGCTTTGGCGGAGCTACCGTTATGTTAAACAAGTTCTTTCGTGCCGCTCCGAACAACCGGGCAGATTACAATAAAATGATGGACTGGCGCTGGAGCATGTGCACAAACGTTCGCTACATGATTCCGGGAGAAAAAATTAAACGGGGCAAAAAAGTAGCTCTGAGACATGAAGGACTTGTTAAGAGTGCTTATTTCTTAAATGCCGGTCTCGCAGATTTAGGAGCGACGATTTTAGATGCTACGTCTAGTATCAACAATTTTACATCAAATTTGAGAGGAGTATTTGAAAAATGAAAGAACTTGAAAAGAAAGTTGCAGAAGCCGAACTCAAAAAGGTTAAAGATGAAATCTTGACGTATGCCAACAAAGATGAACTGGCAAATCAGGTCGTTACACGGACAACTGCCGATCCGGAATTTCGTCACTTTATTGTACTGACGATACGGGCGATTACCCTGATGAGAACGCTGGAGGAAGAGAACAATGATTAAGGACTCTGGCGACCGCACCGAATTTGAAACCGGTGCCAAGCGTGATATGCATGCAGGAAAGGGGCGGATGGATCTTCTGCCCTGGTATGGCATCATGGAGGTCAGCAAGCACTGCGAGGAAGGTGCGCTGAAGTATGGTGAGCACAATGTGGACAAGGGCATTCCGCTGCATTCGTTGTTGGACAGTGCTTCTCGGCATCTGGCAAAGTACATGGTTGGTATGGACGACGAGGATCACCTGCGCGCTGCCTGCTGGAACCTGCTGTGGGCTCTTAACCAGCGCGTAACGCATCCGGAGTTGGATGATAGGTTTGTGTCAAAGATGAAAAGCTCGAACGATGAACAACTTATTACAGTTGTCTGCAGTTCCTGTGGTAGTCATTTTGAAGCGCCGACCGAATGGTGGGTCCGCAAAAGAGCACAGTATACCAATATTCCAGACGGAGCGATGACGACTTGCCCTCATTGTGGGAATGTAACAATCGTTCGGGAGGTGAAGCCTGATGAATGACTGGATGCGCGAAGTGGATTATGCAACCTACTGCCCGAAGTGCAAGAGCTTCAAGGTGCTGGAGACGGATGAACCCTGCAACGAGTGCCTGACGGAGTGTGCACGGGAGGGCAGCAAGAAGCCCGTGAAGTTCGAGGAGAAGACGCGAAAATAACAGACTCCTTTATGAGGTAAACTCATATTTGAAAGGAGATACTTATTATGAAAAAAGCATTGAAGGTTATTGTAAAAATGGCATGTATGTGCGGTGCCGTAGCATTACTGCTGTTTGAAGCTTATGACACATGTATTAGACCGAAGATCAATATGATCAAATCTGAGACATGGAACAAAGCTTTGGACAGCGGGTATAAATACGGATATCACAATGGCCGTTTTTGCGGACTGTATGATGCACTTAGAAACGAGCATATTACACATGAGGAATATGAGAAACTAATTGGAGAAGATTAAAGGTGAAGAGCCGTGGAGAAATCTGCGGCTCTTTATTTTTATCATTGAAGGAGATGCTTGTATGCAACGTATGAACATTAAATGTTGCCATTGTGGAGACTATACCCCATTCATCACAGAGGAGAACATTGAAGTTATTCCTCAAGTTAATCTCACAAGAACCGATATGGATATTTTGGGCGATATCGCCGAGGCATTGGCGGAATGCGGTTGCTTGGGTATGTGTGATTTCTTACGCCGGGTTCAGAGTGAAGTGACCAAAATCGTAGAGTATCAGGAAGAACGGTGAACGCTAAATGATATTTGCTGAAGAGGATTTGAACTCTTTGAATGCTATTGCTGGACTATTGGCTTCATTCGGGTGTGATAGTCAGGCTGGCTGTGTACTTTATATCCAGCATAAAATCGCAAAGACCATGGAGGCTGACGAAAGGAAATGCAGAAATGAGAAACATGTCTAAGAAAACCTGGAAACTCCGAACCCGGAGTCGCATGACTGAGATGCAGAAGCTGGATATTCTGCTGAAGCACGCTAAGGTTCCACATACTTATGGACGTCGTTGGCCAGAGATGGACAGACCAGACTGTCAGGAGTGTCTTCCGGGCGGACGACACGATGGTGGTGAGCAAATCGTTGCATATGATGCTGCTGGAAATCGTATCTGGGATGGCGTTTGGGGTTGGGGTTCCTATGGCTTTGCGCAGGGACTTATTGAGGTGATGGGTGCGCAGCTGCTTGGCCATGATGATGTTGAGGGCTGGTTCACGGCTCGTCAGGTTACAAAGATGTGGAGGTGTAGAAATGCTGCGAAAAATTGCTGAGTATGTCAAAAAGATATTCCGCATGGAGCCGATTCCGACGACGGTTAACACCCTGCGGGAGGCTTTACAGGCCTTGGAGGTGGCTCGGAACCACTTCGAGCACTGCGACCCGGAATTTGTGGACGCGGCTATTTTTGAGTTGAACGCTGCGGAGTGCCGGGTGGATGCTGTGAGGAGGTGTGCGGGGTGATTGTGTACAAGGCGACCTATAAGTGCCGGTACTGTGAACGAAAATTCGACAGCGAATATCATTATTGCGGTTTAGATGATGCTGTTCACCATTTTGATAGCTGTATGAAGTTTCAACCGGTTCATTTCTGTAAGGGCGGACATGTTGGTATTGGAGACTTTGTGGGTTTTGAAAGGGTTGATGAAAAGTGACTGATATTTGGACGAAAGTTGGCAAATTTCTTGGCCGGGCTATTGCGCTGACACTTATTTTGTGCGCTTGGGCCATCATTATTGCATTCACGCTGAAGGTGCTTTGTTTTATCTGGTTTCGGATTCTGCTGTGAGGTGAGAAGGCTATGGACAATGGAAGAGTGTCATATGAAGAAGCCGTAGAAGCTATCCGGAATTGGATTAAGGCAGTGTACGAATTTTCTGATGATGACGTTGAAACCGTCTACGCGAATGGCCGACCTATTGATATGGTAAGAGAACAAACTCGGAATGCCCTTACTACATATGATCTTGAGTATGGCTACAGGGTTCCGGTTGGAAATTTCACGTCGATAGACGATGTTGCTTGGCTGTTGGCGAATAGCTATATCACTTTGCAAGACGCACGAATCTGGTGCATTAGCACCAATCACTCACTGGTTGATATGGAGCAAGCGGTAGGAAGTATTCGATACGGTCAGACAGAAACTACGACTATCCCAGCTTGGCATGAAAAGAAAAGATCTTGGCCGTATCGGTTGGTTGCTTTTCTGAACGAAGTAATTGATATGTTTGTACAAGCTATTACGGAGGATTTCTTATGAAACACACTTTTATCTTTACCTGCACAGACAACGGTGGCGGCTATCAGCGCTTTGAAGTCAGGGCGACCGACAAGCAGGAGGCCATCCGTAAAGGCATGAAAACAGCGAAGAAGTTCGCTTGCGGAGAAATCTGTGGCGACTGGGAGTGTAAGTTGAAGAGGGATGTTGACTTATGAACGAAGACTTTGGAGCGATTACCATTCTTGCTCCTAAATGCCAGAAGTGTCCCAAAGTGAAATCCTGCGACCATAAACAAATGGCTCATCTCGGATACATAGTTCCGCAAAGGGGTAATGAAAAGAGCCTCGGCCAGCTCGAAATACTGAATTCACTGATGAAAAGGGGATCTAATTATGAAATTCGTTAAACCAGAGAGCGACATCAAGAATCCGCACGCATATGCGGCGAGAAGTATTAGAGCTGGACGAAAGTTTCCTCAGAGCAAGAAGGCGCTCAACGCTTATATCAATGACGCAATTGATTTTCACATGATTCCTGAGGTAGGGCTTTATTATTCTGAGAACTGCTACGGCATAGCTGACGCGATCGACTTCACAAACAATTTTCTACGCATCCATGCTCTGAGAACCAAGCATGAACCGGCAGATATGAAGCAACTTTTCATTTATGATGCGCTTTTCTGCTTGAAACGTGACATTAAGCCGTGCGATATTCAAATCGAAAACCGCATCTATCAGAACGATAAAGTTTTGATTGCGAACCCTACTTTTGAGGACATCAATCCTATCATCGAAAAGATCAAAGAGTTTGACCGGGTAGTCCGTGAAGTTAAGCTAGGGGAGACGGCCTGATTTTGATTCATGCTTGATATTTAAACAATATTATGGAGGTAAACGTTTTATGAAAATCATTGAACCTAAGTACGAAATCCTTACTGATATTTCTGAGGGTGGCATCAAGGAGCTGCAGCAGATCGAGCGGGTGGCCCGTGTCTGCTACAAGAGCGAGGATAAGATCACGCTGGATGGTGAGTCGGCAAAGAAACTGGTGGGCTTTCTGGTGAAGCAAGGGCACGAGGCCATGCTTGAGCATTCTCAACTGAGCGTGCTGTTCACGTGCGATCGTGGCGTGGCCAATGAGCTGGTGCGGCACCGCATTGCTTCTTTTGCACAGGAGAGCACCCGGTACTGTAACTACTCGAAGGAGAAGTTTGGTGGAGAAATTGCTGTCATTCAGCCTTTCTGGATGCAGGATAATTCTGAGGAGTTTATAAGCTGGGTCATGGCTTGCAACACGGCAGAAAAACAATACTTACACATGATATACGATCTGCGTCTCCGTCCCGAACAGGCTCGCTGCGTGCTGCCGCTGTGCTTGAAGACTGAGATTGTGGTCACGGCAAACTACCGTGAGTGGCGCAATATCTTCAAGCTGCGTACTCCTGTAGCGGCCCATCCTCAGATGAGAGAACTGATGTGCCCTCTGCTGAAGGAACTGCAGAGCAAGATCCCGGTGGTGTTCGATGATATTTACACGTACTGGCCTGAGGATGACCAGACTGGAAAGGAAAGTGTGAAGAAGTAATGCGAATTGTGCTGCTAGCAAGCATTATTTTACAAGCTATCGCAATTGGAATGTCTTTTGCTGAGAACATCGGTAAAGAAAAACAGAGAATCATCAGATATACAGGATGGTTCTTGCTTTTGATTTACATGGTATTTGGTTGAGGTGATTAACTATGAAAAATCGTATTATTTGTGTTGTTGCATGCCTGATGATGCTCGTGGGCTGTGTGGCTCTGTGTGGCTGCTCCGAAGCGGATAAGGTGAATCGGAATATTTCCAAGCAGGCCAACTACTTTGAAGCTGAGCGCCGGATCACGGTCTATAATGCACGTACGGACAATGTTATCCTTGAAATGGAAGGCGCTATGTCCATCTCGAACAATGATAACAATGAACTTGTATGTACGGTGAAGACCGGTCCGAACGAGTATAAGAAGAATTATATTTACCTGAACGAATACACCATGTATGTTGTTGAGGATATCACCGGCACTCATACCGATCCATACCACTATAAGCTCTATTTCCACACGGATATTCTGCCGGACGTGGAGGTAAGGTCGTGATGACTACATACGAATTCGTAGATAGCATGGGTGTGCCTGTTTGGATGAGCGGTTTTGATGCTCTCATCGATGCTATCGATATTCTCAAAAACGCTCTGCAGAACAACGAATCGCCCACCATTGTGGACATTAACCGAAAGCTGTGCGTGAAGTATCACACGAGCGCCATTGCAATGGACAGACTTCTTCGTCGGGCGGTAGACTATGCAGTGATTCGGAAGCAGACGCATGAGCCGCTTTATTACGAGGTACTGGGCAATACTCCTCGGCAGGCGATGCCTTTGAAACAGTTCATGTATATCTCTGCGCGATATTTGATGCGGGAGGAGGTGCAATAAGCGATGTGCGATATTTCTAGCATTGACCAAAAGAGTATCGACGATGGTAAGGTTTGGGTACGCATTCGTGGCACTAATCCGACTGTTCAAAAACCCGTGGGCGAAATCCAGTATGACACGATGATTCCTGCTGTAATCTTCCGGTACAAAGGAGAAAATTGCAGACGGATAGTGGCCATTATCAACCTTGACATCATAGTCAAAGACTGATATTCTTGGGACAGAAAGGGTGTGCTCTGGATGGGATTTTCTAAGGACTTGAAGGAAATTATCATGATGCGCATGGCACTAAAAGAGAAGAAACGGCAAGAAGAGGAAGCTGAGAGAAGGCGCTACTTGTTCGTTATGTTGCTCATCTTTGCAGCACTCATGGCATACGTTTCCGTCATGGCAATGTTTGAAAATTTAGGCATCATCCGCTGAAAAAGGGAGGCTCTGGAGCAATTTCAGGGCCTTTTCTTTTTGATGTCAATATTTGTCAATAATTGTCACGGTGTGAATTTTTGGCCATTTTTTCTCGTGAAATTTTTGTCAATAATTGTCAATGTGTGAAAAAATGGCGATTTTTTGGCCAAAAACCCACTTTGTGGCCAAAAATTTTTGCAAAAATGGCCACAACTTTTTACGTAGATACGTTGAAAATGTGTATTTTGGCCAAAAACCCACTTTTTTTCTTAATTTAATAAAAAAATTAAAAATTTTATATATAGTAGTTGGAAATAAAAATGGGTTTTTGGCCACAGCGAGTTTTCTGCTCGAATTGGCCAAGAGGGCCACCACTTTCACCTTGTAAAAGAACAACAAAAACTATATAATTGAGTTATGAGGTGTAAAGTTATGAAAAAGCGTGAAATTCCGTTTATGGCCAGGTATGAGAATGAGTTTGGCTATCACGAGTGGACTACGTTGGACAGCGCAAATAATTTGGTGCACTGCTATTATAATGACAATACAGAACTTCATGTGAAAGAGCCCTGGTGCGAATGTAATGGCGTCAGGATGAGAAAGGTACGAAATCAGGAAAAGTGGCGTTGTCCTATCTGCGGGAAGGTCTATGATATTTCCGACATTGATTGGCCCATGCCCTATTGGGATGATGAGACCGGTCTGAAGAACGATTATGGCGAATATATGTATCCGAATGCAGAGAAGCGGGCAGGTCCTCCTGAAATGTACGAGGAAGCGCCCTTTACTTGGTATCTGTAAGATGAAAGTTTGAGGATTGTCACGATTGTGGCAGTCCTTATATTTTTACCCTTCTAAAAGATTGACAATTATTACCAAATATTCCCGCGTAAATTTCTTGCTCTTTTATGGGAGGAACAGTGTGCGTAAAAACATGCTGTTCCTCTTTTATTTTTGGAGGTTTGTATGTTAGAGAACAAATTCAAAACAGGATTGGTGAAAGACCTGAAGAAACGCTTTCCCGGCTGTATGGTCATTCATCTTGACCCGAATGAAATTCAAGGGATTCCGGATCTCTTGGTTTTATATCGAGACAGGTGGGCAGCACTCGAAGGAAAGAAGACAGGCAAAGCATCGCATCGTCCAAATCAAGACTACTACGTAGCCAAGATGAACGAGATGAGTTATGCCTCTTTTATTTATCCTGAAAACAAGGAGGAGATACTGGATGAACTGGAACGATCATTCACGATTGCAAGGCCAGCATGCTTTTCTGGGGGCGAGTAAATATCATTGGATCAATTATGATGCTGCTCGGATCGCAGAGTCCTTTGTAAACTATCAGGCGAAGGAGAGAGGAACGCGCCTTCACGCATATGCTGCAGAAAGTATTGCACTGGGGCAGAAGCTTCCTCGGAGTAAGAAGACACTCAACGCCTATGTCAACGATGCAATTGGCTTTTGTATGAGCCCGGAAGTGATTCTTTATTATTCGGAGAACTGTTACGGTACGGCTGACACAATCCATTTTGCAAATGACTTCCTGCGTATCCACGATTTGAAGACTGGTCTGGTACCGGCACACATGGAACAGCTTTTCATTTATGATGCGCTTTTCTGCTTGGAGTATGGCATCAAACCTCGCGATATTCAAATTGAAAACCGCATCTATCAGAATGATGACATTTGGATCATGAATCCGACCTGTGAAGACATCGACCCCATTATTGCCAAAATCATCGAGTTCGATAAAGTTATTACTGAACTGAAGTTAGGAGTTACAGCATGAATCCGGTAGAAAGAGATATTCGAGGATATTTAGGTGTCGCGCCGGAAGACAGTATCCTGGAGCATTATGGCACCAAACGCCATTCTGGCAGATATCCGTGGGGTTCTGGTGAAAATCCATATCAGCGCTCAGGCGATTTTCTCTCTCGTGTTGAGGAGCTAAAGAAGAGTGGCATGAAGGAGAAGGATATTCTCCAGACCATCAATGATTCTCTTCCTGAAGAATATAAGATGGGTGCTACCGAGTTCCGTATGGCACAGCGTAGAGCCATTCATGAACGTCAGCAGCTCAAATATGACCGCGCACGTGCCTTATCACAGGATGGTCTCGGCCCCACTGAAATTGGTCGTGAGATGGGCCTTTCTGAATCCACTGTTCGTTCAATGCTGAAGAGCAACAAACCTGATAAATATACCCGAAGTCAGGAAATTGCTGAAACGTTGAGAAAAGAAGTTGATAAAAAAGGTATGGTCGACGTTTCAGAAGGCACTAATCTTGTTCTGGGTGTTTCAGAAGGTGATTTAGACGATGCTGTTTTTATTTTAGAGGCAGAGCATGGGTACCAGCGCTATGGCGTGGGCATCCGTCAGCCGACGAATATAAACCAGCAGACCAACATTACCGTTCTGGCAAAGCCGGAATATGACCAGAAATATGCATATCAGCATCAGAATGAAATCCAGTCTCTTGGTGAGTATCATTCTGAAGATGGTGGCGAAACTTTCAAGAAGCTTCAGCGCCCCAGTAGTATGAGTTCTGACCGTATTTATATCCGGTATGGCGATGAAGGTGGATTGGATAAAGATGGTGTTATCGAGATTCGGCGAGGCGTTGCTGATCTGAACCTCGGAAAATCACATTATGCCCAGGTTCGTATCATGGTGGATGACAGTCACTATCTGAAAGGCATGGCTGTGTATTCCGATGATATTCCTGAAGGCTATGATGTGGCCTTCAACACCAACAAGAAATCCGGTACTCCGAAAATGAAGGTTCTGAAGACCATCAAGGATGACCCGGACAATCCGTTTGGCGCAGCCATCAAGGCAAATGGCCAGAGCACTTATATTGGTGAGGATGGAAAAGAACATCTGTCGCCCATCAATAAGTTGAAGGAAGAAGGTGACTGGGATACCATGGCAAAGAACCTTTCTTCACAGTTCCTGTCCAAACAGCCTATTAAATTGATGAAACAGCAGCTTGACCTTACCGTAGCAGACCGCAAAGCAGAATATGAAGAAATCATGCAGTACGATAATCCAACGATTCGGAAAAAGCTGCTGATGGACTTTGCTGATACCTGTGAAGGAAATTCAATGACCTTGAAAGCCTCATCTTTCCCTGGTCAGGCAACGAAGGTCATTTTGCCGTTGTCCAAAATCGGTGAGAGAGAATGCTATTGCCCTACATATCCTGATGGAACTCAGCTTGCATTGGTTCGTTTTCCTCATGCAGGTACCTTTGAAATTCCACTTGTGACGGTCAACAATAAGAACTTGTCTGGCCGTAGGAATCTTGGTGCGGTACAGGACGCTATCGGTATCAACGCTAAGGTTGCAGAACGGCTGTCTGGTGCAGACTTCGATGGCGATACTGTCGTGGCTATTCCGATGTCGAGCAAAGTCAATATTAAATCCACCCCCGCTCTGAAGGATTTGAAGGACTTTGACCCGAAGACAGCATATGCAGTACCTGAAGGAAATCCCAATGGCGTGCGCCTCATGAAGAAAGAGGAAAAGCAGAAGGAAATGGGGATTATTTCCAATCTCATTACTGATATGACTCTTCGTGGTGCACCGGAAAGTGATATTGCCCGTGCTGTTAAGCACTCCATGGTTGTTATTGATGCGGAAAAACACAAGCTGGATTATAAGCGTTCCGAACGTGAAAACGGTATCCAGGAGCTAAAGCAAAAATGGCAGATCAGAGTGCAAGAGGACGGTACTGAAAAATATGGCGGCGCATCTACGCTCCTGTCAAGACGAAAGCAAACCGTTCGGGTACCTGAGCGCAAAGGAAGCGCTCATATCGACAAGGAGACAGGTGAGAAGGTTTATAAAGAGTCCGGTCGTACCTATATTGACCCGAAGACAGGCAAGAGGGTACAGGCCATGACTGAAGTAAGCCTTATTTCTATGACGCCTGATGCACGAACTTTATCTTCTGGTACTGTCCAAGAAAACCTTTATGCTGATTTCTCGAATGAACTGAAAGCTTTGGCCAATAAGGCTCGAAAAGAAGCAAAAAATACACCTGGCATCAAGAAGAGCCCCGATGCAGCCGAAAAATATAGAGCTGAAGTTGAGTCCATCAATGCCAAGCTCAATGCAGTTATTGGTAATAAGCCGAAAGAAAGACGTGCTGCCATTATTGCAAACGAGAATATTAAGGCCAAAGTGCAGGCTCAGGGCTTGGACTATAAGAAGGACAAGGAAGAAATCAAGAAGATCGCTGCTGTTGAGATGCAACGTGCACGTGATTCTGTCGGCGCAAGCGGCAGTAAGACGAAGATTACATTTACAGATCGCGAATGGGAAGCGGTTCAGGCTGGCGCAATCTCTGATTCCAAGTTGATGAAGATTCTGAATTCGTCAAAGTCAGATGAAATTATCAAGAGAGCAATGCCAAAGGCGAGCACAACTCTGTCTTCCGCCAAATTAGGCAAGGCACAGGCTATGCTGGCCAATGGCTACAGCTATGCAGAGATTGCAAAGGCTTGTGATGTTCCCGAATCTACGATCTACGACAATCTTAATAAGTAAGAAAGGCTTTGAATTATGGTTCGATGCTTTTTAACCACTGTTGATAACCCTTATAGTCCTTATAATCAGTTTGAGGACTGGTATCGGTTTGATACTGATAAGGGCTATAACTCGTCTGGCCTGCTGATGCGGATGGCGTACACCTCCGACCAGCTCACGGACGCAGAAAATGCGTATGAAATTGAGCAGGCTATCGATCAAATTGTGGGCAATGATCCGCTCAATATCTACAAAAAGCTCAAAATCAATATCGAGGACGATGCTCCCGAAGAGCAAATAGCGTAAAAAGGGTATAGGGGGGGTGCTCGAAAAATACACCCCCTCCCCAAATCGCGCTGGTTTTTGATTTTTCCCCGGAGGGAAAATTGAGAATTGGGCTTCAATGCCACTGCCGAGGTTCAGGGTGTAGACTGGGCCTCGGTGGTTTTTGTAAGAGTTTATGGGAGGGTGATCTCTTCAGACAGCCTCCATTGTCGTTTGTTCATTTTTCTTCTCCTTTCAAATGATTAGAAAGACACCATGACCGGCTCCCATAAACTCTTACAAAAGCCATTGAAAAGCAAATGAAACGGGCATGATTCTGCAATAAACCAAATCAAAACAGAATAGAAGGAATACAAAAATGAGGACAAAGAAAGCTGCTTCTGAGGATGTGGCTCCTATGCGGCCAACATTGTCCCCAGAAGTACGAGAAAACCAAATGATTTCCCTAGCAATGGATCTGGTGGAAAAGCGTTTGCGAGAAGGAACAGCGTCTTCTGCCGAAACTACGCATTTTCTGAAGCTGGCTACTGTCAAATCAGAGCTGGAAAAGAAAAAACTGGAAGCAGAGAATACACTCCTTCATGCAAAAGCAGATGCCATTCAGGCAGCCAAGGATAACGCCCTTCTTTATAAGGAGGCCATCAAAGCAATGCGTGAATACGGCGGAGTGGAAGATGATGATGAATCGCAAGACATACTCTGAACTTTGCCAGCATGCGACCTTTGAAGACCGCTTCCATTATTTGCAGCTGCACGGTACGGTTGGATACGATACCTTTGGCTTTGATCGATATCTGAACCAGGATTTTTACCAGTCAAGAGAGTGGCGGCAGTTCCGGGACAGGATCATTGTGCGGGATGCTGGGTGTGACCTTGCGTGCAAAGACCACGAGATCACCGACTGGGTGATACGAAACGGCAAACCCATTCGGCCGCGCATTATTATTCACCATCTGAACCCGCTGACGAAAGAGGACGTGCTTCAGCACTCGGACGCACTGCTGGACCCGGAAAACGTAATCTGCGTGAGCGATCGGACCCACAAGGCCATCCACTATGGAGATGATGCGATCCTAAAGCCTGCATTTGCCGAAAGACGACCGGGCGACACTTGCCCATGGAGGAAATGAAAATATGAGTGACTATATTTATCACTATGGTATCAAGGGCCAGAAGTGGGGTGTGCGGCGCTATCAGAACCCGGATGGAACACTTACGAGCATGGGAAAAGCACGTAAGCGCGCCATAGATGTAAACCGAAACATGGACGCTGTAAACGACATTGTAAAAACAATGTCCCGAAAAGACAAAGAACTCCTTAATCTTGATGGCGATGTTTACCAGCAAAGTGCCGAGGATGGGGGTGCATACGTAAAACGTTTTATTGAAAAATCAGGTGATGTGCCTATTTCCTTTTTTGATATCATTGGTGATGAAAAGGGAGTAGCAATTTCTATTGGAACAAGAGCTGGAAGTGAATATCGGAACAAGGGTTATTGCTCAAGAGTAGCCAGAAAAGGCATGAAATGGCTGGATGCACACAAAGACGAATACGACCAAATTGTCTGGTGGACCAGAAAAGACAATGCTGGATCTATAAAAATCGCTGAGAAATCTGGATTTAAGCTGGATGAAGCATCGGTACTCCCAGATGATCCGTGGATCAAGTATCAGTACAAATAAGGAGGAAAGCAAAATGAATAACGAAGCTATGATGAACCGCGCAAAGCAGCTGGTGGTGGACTACTTTAACGCTCACGTGGACGTGACCGACGGCAAGAAGCTGACGATCGAGGACGTGTTCATCGTATGGTTCAGCAAAACCCTGCAGAACTGGAAGGCGCTGGTGAGTACCATCGTGTCTGACGGTATGTACTACGAGATCGCCCACGACGGCGATAAGGGCGAGACCTATCTGGACGCCTACAAGAAGTGGGACAACCAGTGCATTGTAGACTGAGGCGATCGGAAATGGACAGTATCCTTACCTCGGTGAAGAAACTCCTTGGACTTACCGAGGAGTATACGGCGTTTGATGCAGACCTTATTATGCACATCAACAGCGTGCTGATGATCCTGCGGCAGATGGGTGTTGGGCCTCAGGAGGGCTTTGGCATCAGCGATGCAACGGCAACATGGAGCGAGTTTTGCCAGAACAGGGCAGACATTGAAGCGGTAAAGAGCTATACGGCGCTGAAGGTGAAGATGCTGTTTGACCCGCCGCAGAGTTCCAGCACGATGGAAGCGACCAAAAACCTTATCAGCGAACTGGAATGGCGGCTGTATGCCGAGTGCGACAGGGAGGAGAAACAATGCGGATGCTGAAGTTTGCCGTGGAAGGGCAGCAGCTGGCAAAGCGCGGTGATTTTGCCGGCGTGACAGCCGGAAGCAAAGGCTATCTGCGCTGCCACTTTGAGCAGAGTGACCCGGAGTGGCTTATGGCCAAGAAAATTGCTGTGTTCAATGACGAATATGCGGTGACTGTGAGCGCGGAAGGTGAGTGCGCCGTACCCGACGAGGTGACGGACGGAAAAAGCTTTAAGGTGTATCTTGCTGGCCAGAATGGCAAGACGCGGATGATGACAAACAAGGTACTGATCGAGCAGGTGAAGTGACATGGTGGATTTGGACAAGCAGTTTGCAGCAATGGCAGATGTGAGCGAAGAAGATACCGCTTACGATTTTGTGATCGATGAAGACCTGCGAGTGATCGCTGTGCCAGAACGCGGTGTGGTGCTGGGCGTTGAGGGAGATAAAGACGCGAACCGCATCCGATTTAGAATGAACAAAACATGGCGCGGATACGATATGTCGAAGTTTGACCTGCGCATCAACTACCAGAATGCAAACGGTGACAAAAACTATTACACGGTGACGAGCAAACACACTGAAGGCAATGCGGTGGTGTTTGACTGGATTGTGGCGGCGGATGCTGTAGCGTATCAGGGCGATGTGTTCTTTATTGTGGTGGGCCTTATTACCACTGGCGGAATGGTGAACTGTGCGTTCCACACGACGCTTGGCAAGGCAAAATGCCTGGAAGGCCTGGTGGTAGACACAAAAACTGACATTCCTGAGATCCGGGACTTTATGGCGACGCTGAAGGCGGAAGTGGAGGCATACGGACAGACCTTTGCGAATGCCGCTGCCGCCAGTGCAAAGGCAGCAAAGGCCAGCGAAACAACTGCTGCCAGTTCGGCCAGTGCGGCAAAGACCTCGGAGACAAACTCCGTGACCAGTGCGAAGGTCGCAAAAACGAGTGAAACGAATGCCAGCACCAGCGCAAGCGCAGCAAAGACTAGTGAAACGAATGCCAGCACCAGCGCCGCCAGTGCTCAGGCCAACGCAAAGAAAGCCGAAGCGGCGCGAGATGATGCCAATACCAGCAAAACCGCAGCTGCTAACAGTGCAGCAGCCGCAAAAAAAGATGCCCAGACAGCATCCAGCGCGGCCAGCACTGCCACAGGTGCAGCCAGCGCTGCCAGCACCAGCGCAAGCGCTGCCAAGACCAGCGAGACCAATGCGGGCACAAGCGCATCCAATGCGAAGGGCAGCGAAACAAAATCCGGTGAATACCTGCAGGCCACAAAGGAATATTTCGAGCAGGTGCGCACCATTACGCTGGGCGCGCAGGGCTGGTATGAGACCTCAGACGCCCTGACTGCTGCGGTGCCCGTGGGTGAAAACGGCTGGTGGGCTGTGGTGGGCACCACGGACAGCATCTGGGTATGGGACCGCGACACCAATGCCTGGCGTGACAGCATGGTGACGGTAAACATGAGCGACTACTACACCCGCACGCAGGTGGATAAAAAGCTGACTGACAAAGCAAACAAGACCGCCGATGACCTGAACACGATGATCAACGCGCTGACCACCGATGCTTCGACCCCTACTGATGCGGACTACTATGTGAGCCAGTACGTTGGCGGCGGCACCAGCACCACCACCTTCCACCGCAGGCCCATGAGTACGCTGTGGGCGTACATCAAGAGCAAGGCGGAAAGCGTATTTGCGGCCAAGAGCCACACCCACAACTATGCTGGTTCCGGTTCTGCGGGCGGCTCGGCCAACAGTGCCGTCAAACTCGATACAGCAACAGCGGGCAGTGCGACGAAACCGGTATATATCATCGGCGGCAAGCCGGTGGCCTGCACTCACTCGCTGGACAAGGATGTACCGGCCAACGCCGTTTTTACTGACCACACTTACGCCAACATGACCGCCGCCACTGACAGCGCGGCTGGCAAAGCGGGCCTTGTGCCTGCACCCGCAGCCGGTGCACAGGGTAAATTTTTGCGCGGGGATGGGACGTGGCAGGCCATTGCGTCCAGCGGCCTGTCTGCCTACCCGGTGGGCAGTATTTTTCAAACAGTTAGCACTACCAGTCCCGCCGAACTGTTCGGCGGTACATGGCAGGAGATTGCATTTAACCGCGTGCTGATGGGTGCTGGCACAGGCTACACAGCGGGAAGCACGGTGGAGGCCGGACTGCCGAACATCACAGGCAGCTTTACAACAAAATCAACAGACGTAGGCGGGTCTCCCTTTAGTGGTGATGCTAACATACTTTCCGCTAAGGGTTCTCTGGCTTTTAGTGAAAAGAGCGCTAGTTATGGCGGTTACACTGGACATTCTGGAAGCCAATATAATATTCAATTTGATGCTTCTCGCTCGAATCCTATCTACGGCCGCAGCTATACCGTGCAGCCCGCCGCATACTATGTGCACATCTGGAAGCGCGTGGCATGAGAAAGGAGGATTTGAACGATGATCCCTGTGACATTTGACACTGTGGCAACATTGCAGTTTGGCAGTGAGGGTCACCCGACCAGTCTGCACTTTGCCATCCCGGAAGAGTGGAAAACCTGCAAAATCAGACTCCACCTGCGGCGCAGCGACGGTAGCTTTGTGCCCCCGATGCAGCTGGACGAAAATGGATGCGTAAAAGTAAACCGCAGTGACTCCGGCAAGACCGGCGGACAGTGGATGCTGTCGGCTGAAAGTCCTGACGGAAAAGTATCTTACTCGCGAATCGGCAAATATGTGACCCCCATGGAGGTGACACAATGAAGATCCTTGACGAGACCGGCGCGGTCGTGGAAAACCCGGACCTGACGCTGGGCTACCTGACCACCAGCACCGAAGAGATCACCCACCCCGCCGTAGAGGGCGTGGAGGAGCAGTGGCACTGGGAGACAGTGACCGAGTATCCGAACGGTGGCAAGGACGTGCAGAAGATCGTTGACCGCCCCGGCGTAAAGGCGCAGGAGGAATGGGTGGAACAGGTGCCGGTGCAGAGATACATCCGCTACACCGCCGAAGAGCTGGCCGCGCAGGAAGAAGAGCGCAAAAAGGCCGAAGCCCGGAAGAAGCTGCCGGACACGGTGGCGGCATTGCATGCTGCTCTGGCAGACGCGGACGCACTGAACGTTGACCAGGACTATCGCCTGACTCTTTTGGAGCTGGGCGTGACCGATGACGAAACAACTGAAAGCGCATAAACAGAAAGGAAGGAATACTATGGCACTTTATAACACTTGCAAACGCATGATCGAGCGCGGTCAGACCGCTGGTATGGCAAAGAAGCTGGACATCTTCTACGCTGCCAACAAGCTGACCGATGAACAGTACGCAGAACTGACCGAGATGCTGAACGAGAAGGACAGCGCGGAAAAAGCCGATCAATAAAAACAGGAGCTGAAAAATCAAAATGGCACTCTCGAACACGGCAACGCCGATCTACTACGGCCGGTTCCGGGAGGCCGTGATGCGCGGGGAGATCCCCGTTTGCAGAGAAATCAGCATGGAGATGAACCGGATCGACGACCTGATCGCAAACCCGGGCATCTACTATGACGATAAGGCCATCAACGGCTTTATTGCGTTCTGCGAGGACGAGCTGACCCTGACCGACGGCGGCGATGTGAAGATGCTGGACAGCTTTAAGCTGTGGGCAGAACAGATCTTTGGCTGGTACTACTTTGTGGAGCGGAGCGTGTATGTGCCGAACCCCCACGGGGCAGGCGGGCACTACGAGACCAAACGCATCAAAAAGCGTCTGGTAACGAAGCAGTACCTTATTATCACACGTTCGGCCGCAAAGACCATGTATCTGGAGTTCTTGCAGGCATACTTTATGACCGCCAACACGAACACCACCCAGCAGCTGACAACAGCGCCTACTATGAAGCAGGCCGAGGAAGTGCTGGCACCCTTCCGCACCGCATTGGCGCGGGCAAAAGGGCCGGTGCTGAAGTTCATGACCGATGGCAGCCTGCAGAACACCACCGGCGCGAAAGCAGACCGCGTGAAGATGGCAAGCACGAAGAAAGGCATTGAGAACTTTGTGACCAACAGCCTTTTGGAAGTGCGCCCCATGACCATCGAAAAACTGCAGGGCCGGCGCGACACGGTGGCTACCGTGGACGAATGGCTAAGCTGTGACATCCGGGAAGATCCCATTGGTGCCATTGAGCAGGGCGCGGCGAAAAACGAGAACTACCTGATCGTTGCGGCAAGCAGCGAGGGCACGGTGCGTAACGGATGCGGCGACGACATCAAAATGGAGTTGCTGAGCATCCTGAAGGGGGAGTACGTAAACCCACATGTCTCTATCTGGTACTACAAGCTGGACAGCATTGAGGAAGTGGGTCGACCGGAGATGTGGCTGAAGGCAAACCCGAACCTTGGCAAGACCGTGAGCTACGAGACCTACCAGCTGGACGTAGAACGAGCCGAAAAATCGCCCAGTGCTCGGAATGACATCCTTGCAAAGCGCTTCAATCTGCCGATGGAGGGGTACACATACTTTTTTCCGTATGAAGAGACCCTTTGCCACCGACCGAGAAGCTACTGGCAGATGCCGTGCGCCATGGGCGCGGACCTGAGCATGGGCGATGATTTTTGTGCGTTTACGTTTTTGTTTCCGCTTTCAAGCGGATATTTTGGGGTAAAGACAAGGGACTACATTACCAGCTACACCCTGAGCCAACTGCCCGTGAGCCGGAGAAACCAGTACGAAGAGTTCATGAAAGAGGGGACACTATTCGTATTTGACGGCACAGTGCTGGACATGATGCAGGTGTATGAAGACCTTGATAACTTCGTGCAGCAGAACCAGTACGACGTGCGGGCGTTTGGCTACGACCCCTACAACGCGCAGGAATTCGTGGAGCGCTGGGGGCAGGAGAATGGCACCTTTGGTATTACGAAGGTGATTCAGGGTGCGAGGACCGAGAGCGTGCCGCTGGGCGAGCTGAAAAAGCTGAGCGAACAGCGGAAGCTGCTGTTTGACGAAAAGCTGATGCAGTTTGCAATGGGCAACTGCATTACGCTGGAAGATACCAATGGCAACCGCAAACTGTTGAAGCGTCGGTCTGACCAAAAAATTGATGCAGTAGCTGCTATGATGGATGCCTACATCGCATGGAAGCTGAACCGAGATGCATTTGAGTAAGTCAGATGACCTTCTGGAAGACTTCGCCATTCGGACGAAGGTAAAGCTCAGTCGGTGCGGAGGGCTTATCTAGCGCATCCTTGACCAGAGCAAGGAGCGGGGACTCCGGTTGTGCGTTCAGTATGTCGGACAGTTCCAGAACTTTGTGTTCACTCGCAGATACATCGCCTTTGAGCAGACCCTTTTTTTTACTTTCGATTTCCTTGTTGACCTTATCGGAGAAGGTTTTCAGCGCACCAATCATGCGGTTCTGGGTGAGGGCAAACAAAGGTTTCGCATCGGCTTTGATATTTGCAAGATAGGACTTATTCCAGTTTTGTGCATAGTAAGCTTCCATAATGGTGCTAATTGCATACAGCTGGGAAGCAAGGTCAATGCCCTGTTTATTCTGTAATACAGTTCTGGCCTGATTTTCGTTGGCCTTTGCACCAACAGAATCTTCCAACTGCTCCGTGTAGAACTCTATGTCTGCTACAGCCTTGATTTTTGCACGTTGCAGGTTGCCAATGGTAGCCATGCGCTGCGATTCACTGAGCATGATGGTTGAGTAATTTGCAAGCGCATACTTGACAAATGTGAGCTCAGACAGCAATTCCGTACGTTTGGAAGCCTGAAGAAATACCAGAAGGTCATCCAGCTTTCGATTGACTTCTGTCAGTTTGGAACTGATATCCGCAAGGAAATACTGTCCAGTAGCAAAGGAAGCAATACTGAACATCTGAAAAGCCACAACCGATACAGGATTAACTTTATACAGAGAAGCAGTACCTGCCAAATGCCCGGTGGCATCTACCATGGTTGTAGACTGACCGCCCTGATGCAAGTTCATCAGAGTACCGTTGATTCCTTTTGGAAAACGGAGCACATACATATTGGAAGCAGCGTCGGTCGCAACTTGCGCAGGAATCAGCTGTAACAATGAATTGGCAGCAAGCCCTGCCTGTTCTGGAAAATCGACCTTTTGAAAACGGGTTGGATCATCAAAATCAGGATACGACTCGCAAGGAACAACTTCAAAGTTGAAATCAGCAGGACGCAGTTCGGTATCAGGCATGACTTCAGACCTCCTCCACACAGAAAGCAAATGTTACAGTACCTATTATAGCATGGGGGAGGGTACACTGGCAACAAAATTTGAGAAAAAGGAGGATGAAGCTTGTACCATAATAACCAGATTTGGCATTGGGGTGTCAAAGGCATGAAATGGGGTGTCCGGCGCTATCAGAACGAAGACGGCACGTTGAACGCAGCCGGTAAGAAGCGCTATGCAAGCGATGTTGTCGCTAATGCCAAAAAGAAGAAGGACAATCGCCTACCTGAAGATGGTCTGAACGACCCGAACCGCTGGGTAAAAGAGGACCGTGAGCGGACAAAGCGTGTGGTTGATTCCAGCAATCAGATGGCTGGCAATCTGAAAACACTGAACGACAAGTCTATGTGGATTCAAGCGCGCAGAACCCCCAAGATGGACTTGAGCAAAATGACTGACCAGGAGATGCGGGAGCAAATCAATCGTGCTATGCTGGAAAAGCAGTATGACGATATGTTCAACCCGAAGAAGGTTTATTCCGGTCGGGAAGCAGTCAGCGATACTTTGGAGATTGCAGGAAGTGTTCTTGCCATCACGAGTTCGGCACTGGGCATTGCACTGGCCATCAAAGAGTTGAAGGGTGAGTAATTTAAAATGGAATTGTATCACCACGGCATCAAAGGCCAGAAGTGGGGCGTAAGGCGTTACCAGTATGCTGATGGTACGTATACTCCGGCAGGACGGAAGCGCTATGGAGCGAACCAGAACCCAAGCCGAATGGAACGTATGGCATCCACTATGGAGATGCGAGTGAAAGATTGTGTCAACACTGCTCGAACTCAGGTGACGGGGCGGCAGTATGTTGACAGCTATCTAAAGAAGGGAACGATGTTCTCTCGGATTCAGACTTCCAAGGATTTCGAGAACTTCGCATTCTACGCTACCTATAAGAAGGCGGACAGCGACAAGTATATGGGGCTTTTCGGAAAGAATCTGATGACGCGAGCCAACTATGATGCCAAACAGGCAGAAAAGCAGGCGAACGCTTCCGGTAGCGAAGAGGATTTGGTTACGGCTACCACACTGCGCGACAAGGCTAACAACATGAAAGTCTATCAGCTGAAACTGGAAACGGTCAAGAAGTTGAAGGTGCCTTCTGATGAGAACGCCAGTGATATTACGGCTGGATTGTTGAAGGAGAAAGAGTTCAAACAGAATCTTGAAGCATCCATAGCAGATTCCAAAGAGAAGATGCGCAGACCTACCCAGCAGGTGCTTTTTAAGCAGGCTGAGAATGCGTTGAAGAAAGATCCCGCTACACTGACTGCATCCGAAAAAGTGGCTATCTATAAGGCTCTAAACCTTTCTCTGACAAATCATAACGCACAGGAAGTGGCGGCACAGAGCCGTTTCTATACGGAACTGAGCAAAAAAGGCTACAATGCGCTGTTGGATTACAATGACAAAGAATACTCCAGCTACCATGCAAAGCGCCCGATGATCGTGTTTGATACAGATTCTGTCCGCTTGCAGTCAGTGACGGAGACTAATCCGAAGGTCGTGGACAAGCTGTACATGCGTTACAATGCAGAGCGAATTGCAAAAGAAGTTGGTGCGAACACAATCGGCTACGTTTCCAAGCTGGGTAATAAGACTGTTTCAGAGTGCTCCGCTTACATGGAACGTAAAATGAATGATTATTTAAGTTAAAGGAGGATGAAGAATGTGGTAATGGAATGATGACACCATAGAACTCTGGCTAAACTGGCAGAACTCATCAAGTGCATTGGCTTAACAGCTAATGCGCTTTTTCTTTTTGGAGGAAAAATCAAAATGGAGATGAACATTGGTTCCAGGCTGAAACACGCTTGGAACGCCTTTCTCAACCGGGACCCTCCCGGAAGTAGGTATTATGGGGGTGGCTACAGTTACCGTCCCGACCGGATGCGCTTTTCCCGCGGGAGTGAGCGCACCATCATCAATTCCATCTATAACCGCATCGCTCTGGACGCGGCATCCATCACCATCAATCACGTGAGGCTCGATGAAAATAATCGGTTTGATTCGATTATTGATTCGGGCCTTAATTATTGTCTAAATACCGAGGCCAATGCCGACCAGTCTGGTCGAGGGCTGATTCAGGACATCGTGATGACTTTTTTGGAGGAAGGAGTAGCCGCAGTTGTGCCGGAGAAAACCGACTTTGACCCGCGCTACAGCAACAGCTACGAAATCTACTCCATGCGCGTTGGCGTACCAGTGGAGTGGTACCCGAACCACGTGCGGGTGCGGATGTTCAATGAGCTGACTGGGCAGAAGGGGGAGATCACCCTCCCGAAGAAGATGGTAGCTCTGATTGAAAACCCATTTTACTCAGTGATGAACGCGCCGAACTCTACTATGCAGCAGCTGGTGCGAAAGTTGGCATTGCTGGATGTGGTGGACGAACAGGCCGGAAGTGGAAAGCTGGACATGATCATTCAGTTACCCTATGTCATCAAGAGTCCGGCGCGCAGGGAACAGGCTGAACAGCGCAGGGCTGACATCGAGCAGCAGCTTTCCGGCTCTAAGTACGGCATTGCCTATACGGACGGCACGGAGCGAATCGTGCAGTTGAATCGAAGTCTCGAAAACAACATTCTGAAATCCATCGAATACCTAATGAACATGGTATACAGTCAGTTGGGTGTGACACAGGAGATCCTGAATGGCACTGCGGACGAGAAAACGATGAATAACTACATGAACCGCATCATTGAACCGGTTGTGTCGGCAATTGCAGACGAATTCAAGCGGAAGTTCCTGACGAAGACTGCCCGGACACAGGGTCAGAGCATCATGTTCTTCCGCGATCCGTTCCGTCTGGCACCTGTGAGCATGATTGCGGAGATGGCAGATAAGTTTACCCGCAACGAGATCATGACCCCGAATGAGTTCCGGCAGGTGATTGGTATGAAGCCCTCGAAGGACCCGAAGTCCGACCAGCTTGCAAACCGTAACATTGCCTCGGCTAACGAGGGGATACCCATGCAGGGCGAAGAAACTTATGCTGACGAGCAGGGTTACGGCTATGCGGATCAGCAGGAAGGAGCGTGAAAAATTCAAAATGGCAATCAATTTTGATTATGACTTTTCCGGTTGGGCGACCAAAGCCAACGTGAAGTGCTTTGATGGCCTGACCATTGCGCCGAATGCGTTCAAGGACTGCGATGGCAAGGTGGTTCCGGTCGTATGGAACCATGACCATAGCGCACCCGAAAGTGTTCTGGGACATGCACTGTTGCAGAACCGTAAGGAAGGCGTGTACGCATACGTCAAATTGAATGATACATCCAGTGGCCAGACTGCCAAGGCCTGCGTGGATAATGGCGACATTGACGCAATGTCCATCTATGCGAACGGCATCCAGAAAGCAGGTCGAACCGTAATGCACGGTATGATCAAGGAACTGAGTCTGGTAATTGCCGGATGCAACCCCGGTGCTCTGATCGATGAAGTCGTGAAGCACAGCGCAGATGGCACTGAAACAGACAGTTCCGAGGCCTATATTTATACCGATTCTGGTCTGAGCCTGAAGCATGGGCTGGACCCGGACGATAATCCGCTGGAGGACGAAACATTGCAGCATTCGGATGATTCCAGCGAAACCGACAAGGAAAAGAAAGGAGAAAGCAAAATGGCTGATGCCAACGAGAAGACCGTCAAGGAGGTATTTGATACCCTGACGGAGGAACAGAAGAACGTGGTTTACGCTATCATCGGCTCTGCTCTGGATGAAGGCAAGGGCGGTGAGAGCGACGACAAGGGTGATGGTGAGGAGGAAAATACTATGCACCACTGCTTTGAGAACGACAACGGCGGCACTGTGCTGAAGCACAGTCTGGATGACATCAACGGCATTATCGCAACTGCCAGCAAGCACGGCACTCTGCGCGATGCTTTCCTGGATGCAGGCATTACCGGCGATGAACTGGCCCACAGCATCGAGAACATGGACTACCTGTTCCCGGATGACCACAATCTGGATACGGTGCCCCGCATTGTGGACCGCGACCAGACCTGGGTTGACAAGGTTATGAATGGTGTCCATCATGTGCCGTTTGCCCGCGTCAAGGTCATGTTTGCTGACCTGACCGAAGATGAGGCCCGTGCCAAGGGTTACATCAAGGGCAACTACAAGAAGGAGCAGGTGTTCAAGCTGCTGAAGCGTTCCACCACTCCGACCACCGTTTACAAGAAGCAGCGCTTCGACCGTGACGACATTGTTGATATGTCTACCATGGACGTGGTCGGCTTTGTCAAGAAGGAGCAGCGCGGCAAGCTGAACGAGGAGCTTGGCATGGCATTCCTGATCGGCGATGGCCGTGACGATGCCAGCGATGACAAGATCAACGAGCTGAACATCCGTCCCATCTTCAACGATGATGATTTCTACACCATCAAGGTTGTGGTTCAGCCCGGCACCAACGCAAACGAGGATGCCAAGGCCAAGGCAACCATCAAGTCCATCATCAAGGCCCGTAAGGAGTACAAAGGCTCCGGCTCTCCGACCTTCTACACCACCGATGATGTGCTGACTGACATGCTGCTGCTGGAGGATGGCATCGGTCATCCGCTGTACGCCGACGAGGCTGCTCTGGCCCGAAAGCTGCGCGTGAAGGAGATCGTTACTGTTCCTCGCATGGAAGGCCGCAAGGGTGCTAAGGGTGGAGACCTGCTGGGCATCGTGGTCAATCTGGCCGACTACACTGTGGGTGCCGATAAGGGCGGCGAGGTCAACATGTTCGATGATTTCAACATCGACTACAACCAGCTGATCTACCTGATCGAGACCCGCTGCTCCGGTGCAATGACCACTCCGTATGGCGCAATGGCCATCGAGATGGATGCTGCCAACTCTTCTAAGGTCTGATAAGGAGGTAAAACGATATGCTGAACAAGCTCTACGAGCAGGGCAAGGACCTGCACGTTGCAAACTATGTGGCCTATGGCAAGACCGCTGACCACAAGCTGTATGCCGACGAAGGCTATAAGGAGACCGTGACCAAGGTCGAGATCGAGGATGCCTTCAAAAAGGGCCGTCTGGTGATCGTGGAGGGCGCAAACTATCTGGTGCCTGTGGCCTTTGGTGCGACCGGTGTGATCACCGTTGTGACCGGTGAGACCGTGAAGACCCAGGCATGGGCTGCTTCTGCCGAAAAGTAAGCAGAATAATCAAGATGGAGTGAAAGTGCTATGAGCAAGTGGTTTGGGAAGCTTGGTTTCGTGGAGACCAAGGAGACAGAGCTGAGTGTGCACTCGGAGATCGTGACAGAGCGTGACTGTTACGGCGACCTGACACGGAACACGCGCAGGTTACAGTCCCTCGACAAGGTGAACGATGATATCAGCCTTGCGAACACGCTAAGCATCATCGCTGACCCGTATGTTCAGGAGCACTTTTGCAATCTTCGGTATGTGACGCTTTACGGCGGAAAATGGAAGGTGACGGACGCGAGCGTGGAGTATCCGCGCATCGTGCTGACGCTGGGAGGGTTATGGCATGGCAATGAAACTGAGTGAAAGACGCTCCGGGCTGGATGCGCTTTTGCGCAGCATCGTGAAACAGCGGTGCGGCAGTGAAAACGTGTACTACCAGCCGCCTGCAAACCTGCGGATGAAATACCCTTGTATCTGCTACAAGCTGGAAAAGATCCGCAGCCCGAAGGCTGACGACCGCGTATACCGCCAGACCTTCCATTATTCTGTTACCGTGATCGACACGAAACCTGACAGCGAAATGACGGCGGCCATGGGTTTGCTTGCAAAGGCTTCTCATGACCGCCATTTTATTTCGGACAACTTATACCACGACGTATTCAGCGTGTGGTACTGATACCTATTTATAAAGGAGGATAAAACCCTATGGCAAAACTGAATTGGGACGTTGACGGTACCCGCAAGTTCCACGCCGGTGTTTCGCACGGCGTGGTTTACCCCAAGGCCGATGGCGAGGGCTACGACAATGGCGCTGCATGGAACGGCCTGACCGGCGTGACGGAAAGCCCCAGCGGCGCAGAACCTACCGACCTGTGGGCTGACAACATGAAGTACGCCCGCCTGATCTCCGGCGAGGACTACGGCTTTACCATTGAATCCTATATGTACCCGCCCGAGTTTGAACCCTGCGACGGTCTGGGCAGTCCTGTGAAGGGCGTGCGCATCGGCCAGCAGAAGCGCAAGGCATTCGGCTTTACATGGCAGACCAAGGTGGGCACCGATCAGGACCCCGATGCCGGTTACATCATCCATGTGGTGTGGAATGCGACCGCAAAGCCTGCTGAGAAGAGCCACGAGACTATGAACGATAGCCCGGATGCCGAGACCTTCAGCTGGGAGTGCGATACCGTGCCTGTGAACATTGCAGACCTGAAGGCTGCGGCGGTGGCAGAGTTTGACAGCACTGAGCTGACCGCAAAGCAGATGAAGGCCGTGGAAGACCTGCTGTACGGCACTGAGAGCGAGGGCGCAAAGCTGCCCACCCCGGACGAGCTGCTCGCTGCAGTAAAGGCTGCTGTCTGATAAAATCAAAATGAAGTAAAGGAGAAGATTACAATGATTAAGAAGACTATTTCCTATGCCGACTATGACGGCACTAATCGTACCGAAGACTTCTACTTCAACCTGTCCATGGCCGAATTAACGGAGATGCAGATGAGCGTGGAAGGCGGTATGAGGGGCTACATCCAGCGCATTATGGCAGCCAACGACCAGACTGCGCTGATGAAACTGTTCAAGGACGTTCTGCTGCTGACCTACGGTAAGAAGAGCGACGATGGCCGTCTGTTCCTCAAGAATGATACCATTCGTGCAGAGTTCGAGGCCAGCCCGGCTTTCAGCGCAATCTACATGGAGCTGATGTCCGATGCGCAGAAGGCGGCAGATTTCATCAATGGTCTGATGCCTGCTGACCTGCGCAATCAGAACCCGGCTATGGAAATGGCCGCAACCGCAAGCGCTGCGCCTGCACTGAACGTGGCACCGGTGCAGGGCTGATAAGTTCTGATATTTTGCCGCTTTGGCGGAGAGAGGCTGCGCCGGGAAATTTCCGGGCAGCCTTTATTTTTTTGTCTGAAAAGACACGCATTTAAGAGCACAGGGGGGAGTGAAAGAATGCTGGAGCTGCATATTCCCGGCGAAGAACGCTGGGATGAGCGAACAAACATGTTCGTATACGACAAGCCGGTAACTTTGAGGTTGGAATACAGCCTGCTCTCCCTGTCTAAATGGGAAAGCAAGTGGCACAAGCCGTACTTGGATGAAAACGTGAAGAAAACACGCGAAGAAACGCTTGATTTCGTCCGATGCATGACTCTGACAAAGGGTGTGGACCCGACCGTATACGCAAGACTGCGGCGGGAAGACTGGCTGGCCATTCAACGATATATGAGCGACCCGATGACGGCCGCGACCTTTAAAGACCGCAAAGGCGGCAAGAAGCGTGCACGCTACCAGACGGCAGACCTGTTTTATGCCGCCATGGCAAGCTACGGCATCCCGTTCGAGTGCGAAAAGTGGCACCTGAACCGGCTTTTGGCACTGATCCGAGCCTGCGGGGAAGAGAACCTGCCGCCCGAGAAGATGGGCAGGCACGAGCAGGCGGCGCACATTCGGGCGCTGAACGCACAGCGCAGGGCGAAGTTTCACTCGAGGGGGTAAGTGCTTTTGAGCAATGTAATTGAGATCCGGCAGAAAGGCGACTTTAAGAAAAGCCTGACCTTTTTCAGCCACATCAAGAGCTGGAACGTGCGGCCGATCCTTGAGAAATACGGAAAGCTGGGTGTAGAAAGACTTGCAGATGCCACCCCGAAAGCCACTGGAAAGACGGCGGCAAGCTGGAGCTACGAAATCAAAATGGACAAGAGCGGGATCACGCTTTGTTGGCAGAACTCTAACATTGTGGATGGAGTGCCCATTGCGGTGATCTTACAATACGGACACGGGACAAGAAACGGGGCCTATGTGCAGGGGGTAGATTATATTAACCCTGCCTTGGCTCCGATTTTTTCTGCTCTGGCCAATGAATTGTGGAAGGAGGTGCGAAATCTTTGAGCAAAGAAGTAGATGAACGCGTCGTAGAGATGCGGTTCAACAACGCATTGTTTGAAAGCAAAGTTCAGCAGACAATGCGAAGCTTGACGGCACTCAACGAAAAACTGATGTTCAAAGGAGCGGAAAAAGGCTTTGAGAAAGTCTCAGATGCATCAGAAAAGGTAAAATTCAATGCGTTGCTGAATGCTCTGGATAGTCTGAGCCAAAAATTCTCGGCTGTCGAGGTGATTGGCGTAACTGCGCTGATGCGGATTACAAATCAGGCAGTTGATGCCGGTGAGCGGCTTGTCAAAGCATTATCGCTTGATCCTATTATCAGTGGCTTTCAGGAGTATGAAACGCAGATCAATGCAGTTCAGACGATTCTGGCCAATACATCAAGCAAAGGCACTACGTTGGACCAAGTCAATGCTGCACTGGATGAGCTGAATCACTATGCCGACCTGACGATTTACAATTTTACGGAAATGACCCGTAACATTGGTACGTTTACAGCGGCAGGCGTTGATTTGGATACTTCCGTTTCAGCTATTAAGGGTATTGCAAACCTTGCAGCTGTATCTGGCTCGACCAGCCAGCAGGCTAGTACAGCCATGTATCAGCTCTCACAGGCACTCGCATCCGGTACTGTGAAATTACAGGATTGGAACTCCGTAGTCAATGCTGGTATGGGCGGTCAGGTGTTTCAGGATGCCTTGAAAGAAACAGCTCGTGTGCATGGTATTGCCATTGATAGCATGATAAAAAAGGAAGGTTCCTTCCGTGAGACCTTATCCAAGGGATGGCTGACTTCGTCTATTTTGACTGAAACTCTTCAGAAGTTCACTGGCGATCTCAATGAGGAAACCTTGAAGTCCATTGGATACACCGATGAGCAGATCAAGAAAATCATGGAGATGGGCAAGACTGCAAATGACGCTGCAACAAAAGTCAAAACGTTCAGTCAGTTGAAAGATACTTTGACCGAAGCGCTGCAGTCTGGATGGACTCAGACATGGCAAACGATTATTGGTGACTATGAAGAGGCGAAAGAGCTTTTCACAAGATTCAGTGACGTCTTTTCAGATCTTATCAACAAATCGTCTGAAGCCCGTAATACGGTATTGGCGGGAGGTCTGAATAGCGGTTGGCAGCAATTGAATACCGCATTGGGTAACAGCGCTGACTTTTATAGTCAGATGCTGGAAAAAGTCATGCTTGCAAACGGCTCAATCAGTCAAAAACAAATTGATGATGCAGGAAGTTTTGCCAAGGCTTTGCAGCAGGGCGGGGTTTCTGCTGAGCAGCTTCAAGACGGTTTGAAAGAATCGTATAAGCAACTTTCAGCGCTAGGGGCTTTGAGTGACGATGCACTAAAAGCCAAAAAACTCGACCCCGCTCAGGTGAGGTCTCTGGCAAAGAGCTTTGAGGAAGTTAACCAGAAGGTTGCAGACGGTAGCCTGGATCTTGATATTTACTCCAAGAAAATCGGTGAACTCTCCGGTCGGGAGCATCTGATCGAGTCCATCTGGAATGTCTTTGAGGCACTTGAAAAAGTTGTGGAGCCGGTAGCACGTGCCTGGCAGAAGATATTCTCGCCTATCAGTGCCGATCAGGTCTACAACATTGCAAAATCAATTGATGAGTTTACTGCAAATCTCAGCATTAGTGACGAGACAGCAGATAAAATCGAACGAACATTCAGCGGCATTTTTGCAGTGCTGAATGTTGGAAAAAATATGCTTTTAACCATTGGTAAGGCTCTGGGAAAAGCATTCAATGCTGTATCTCCACTTGCTGGTGGATTTTTAAGCATTACGGCGGCACTGGGCGATTGCTTGGTTGAGATGGCCAATGCGGTCAATAACTCTAGGGCGTTTAAGACGACACTGGACGGTATTTACTGGATCATCGGAAAAGTGTCTGAAGGAATGCAGGCTTTTGCAGGGGTATTGACTAATGTATCGAATAACGTCTCTGTCGTGTTCGACCCGTTAAAGACCCTTGGCGAGTGGTTTGAAAATTTTATTTCTTTCATCACACCAAAGCTGAAATGGCTTGCTGATAAAATCGGGGAGATTTTTGAAGAACTGGGCAGCGGTGCATCCGGTGCTTTTGGCAATCTGAATGGCAACGCACTTTGGGGCTTTGCAAATGCTGGAATGATTGCCGGGCTCATTGCAGGCATTAAGGGCTTTCTGGAAGCCTTTAAAGATATCGGCTCTACCGTTAAAGACACAATCGGGGGTGTGGCAGAACTTCTTAACAAGTTAGGAGAAGCTGTTACTGCATGGAAAAACAACAAGAACGCAGAAACGCTCAAGACAATTTCGACCGCTGTGGCAATTCTTGCGGGGTCACTTGTTGTGCTTTCGCTGGTGAAGCCAGAACGGTTGGCTGCATCTACGGGAGCGATGATTGCGCTGTTTGCTGAACTGCTTGTGGCGCTTGCAATTTATGACGAAATTGCGAAAAAAACCAAAAAAGTTGGCAAAGGCACCAGTTCAATGGTCGTTATGGCAGCAGGTGTTATGATCCTTACGTCTGCGCTGAAGAAGATTTCTGAAATTGAAACCGGAAAGCTTCTGACTTCAGTTATCGCATTGGGCGCGGTGATAGCAGAATTGGTTGTCGCACAAGTTGCAATTTCAAAATGGGCAAAAGATGGTGCTAAGCATGCCATGAGTATGCTTGCAATGGCTGCGGCAGTTCGTGTCCTTGCAGAAGCAGTAGAACAGTTGGCTGACCTTGGCTGGGATGGAATTGAGAAGGGTCTTATTGCCGTAGCAGGACTGCTGGCGGAAGTTGCTGCGTTTTCGGGGCTGAGTAATTTTGGCGGACTGACGGCAGGAAAAGCAGTTGGAATTTTGGTCCTGGCAGCAGCACTGAGTGTGTTGGAAAAATCAGTGTCAGCATTCAGCAAGATGCCGGTAGACGAACTCCAGAATGGAATTGGTGCACTGGGTGCGATTCTTGGCGAAATTGCGGTTTTCAACATGCTGTCCAACTCGGCAGAACATGTGCTTTCAACAGCAACTGCCTTAACTATTTTGTCCGGAGGACTGTTGATTCTATCCAATGCTCTGGCAAACCTCGGCGGCATGACACTTGGTCAGATCGGCGTGGCACTGGCAGCAATGGCAGGCGGACTGATTGAAATGGGCGTCGCACTGACTCTTGTAAAAGGCTCTCTTGGCAGTGCAACCTCGTTCCTTATCATGTCGGTTGTGTTGAATGCTCTCGTTTCTCCGCTGAAATCTCTTGGCGAAATGTCACTTGAAGAGATCGGGCATGGATTACTCGCAGTTGGCGGGGCACTTGGCATTTTTGCGATTGCTGTTGGAACAATGTCGCTTGCCGGTCCAATCGTCATTGCTGTTTCTGCAGCTCTGAGTTTGCTGGCAGGAAGCTTTGCATTGCTGCTTGGAACGATGGCAGCAGTAAGTCTAATGCCTCTTCAGATGGAAGCACTTGTCGTGGCACTTGGAACGCTTGGCTCTGCAATTGGCGTTTTTATCGCTGGAGTAATCGCAGGGCTTGGAACAGCAGCTGGAAGCATTGCTATTGCAGTCGCTGAAATTATTGTAGCGGTATGCAACGCAATTGCGCAGGCCGTTCCTGCAATCGGCAATGCACTTGCTCAGCTTATCGTGGCCATTTGCAATGTTATCGTACAGTGCAGTGAGCCTATTGGACAGGCTTTGTTTACGCTGGGCACTGTAGTGATCCAGACCATTATCAATCTGATCGCATGGGCATGGGATGGTGGCGGTGAGGGAGGCGGCATCAAAGGCGCACTGAGTGAACTGCTGGGAAATATTGTTGCATGGCTTTCGGAACATCTCAATCCGATAAACATGTTTGGCGGCTTGCTTGGCACGATTTCGGGCTTCTTTGGCAAAATCGGAGAATATATGTCTCAGGGACTTGCTAATGGCCTGAATACTGGAGCTTCAGTGCAGATTGCAAACAACGGTGTTCAGACTCTGTGCAATAAGGTGAAGGATTTCTTTCGGAATGCGTTTGGAATCAATTCGCCTTCGACCTGGATGAGGAAGCTCGGCCAGTGGTTTGCACCGGGTCTTATAAATGGACTGAATGGAACAGCATCTATTGCGAAGCTGAATGCTGGAACCAAGGTATTTGGTGAAAATGTAAAATCTGGACTTTCCGGTACGTTTGATGGTTTGAACAGTTGGATGTTCAACAAAGGCAGCGATGCAGCCAGCAGTTTCTATAACGGACTTGGCGCGGCGAAGAACATCCGAACTGGTTCCAAAGACGACTGGTTTGACGAGTGGTACGAAAAAGAGATCAGCAAGTACCGGAATGTGACTCCGAATACCGTGGCAGATGATGCTGCGGAAGATATTCTTGGAACACTTTTTGGGTCTGGAGATACGAGCCCCACCGGTTCTGGCGGTACAACCACTGGCAAGACCAAAAAATCCTCCGGCTCCGGCACGAAGAAGACCGTGGCCCAGCAGATCGAGGAAAAGTACAAGCCGAAGCTGGAAGCAAACAAGGCGGCACGGGAAGCACTGGACAGCGAGTACGAGCTGTGGCAGACCGAGAACCAATACAGCGCGGACGAGGACACGCTGCTGGCGAAGAAGATGGAGAACGCGGCGGCAGAAATTGCGAACCAGACCGACCGGGTGGCCATTGCACAGGCAAAGTACGACGAAATGCTGAAGCGCTGGGGCGCGGACAAGACCGAGACCAAGGAAGCCTACGCCAGCCTGCTGAGCGAAAAGACCAGCCTTGCGAAATTGCAGGCAGACCAGTACACCGGCCTGTTTGAAGACATCACGAAGCGGTATGACACCGACCTTGGTACACTGGAAAAAGAGTATAACCTCTGGACGGCCCAGAACGACAGCACGGCCTCGAAGCTGGACAAGATCGACCGGGAGACCGAGTACCAGAAGAACGAGCTGGAACTGAAGCAGAAGAAGGAAGCCAAGGCGAAGGAGCAGTGGGACACCCTGCGGAAGGAATACGGCGAAAGCGACCTGCGAACAAAAGAGGCCTGGAACGACTATCTGGATACACAGACCGAGAGCCTGCAGCTTCAAAATGACATTGCAAAGCAGTCGCTTAACAAGCTGGATGCGCAGCTTTCCATCATCAAGGACGAACAGAGCCGGATGCAGAGTCGGATGGACCTGCTGACGAGCATCTACGGCGACGGCAGCCTGAAAGACCGTGAGGACGCCTACAAGCAGGCGGTGGAGCAGTACGGCGAAAACAGCGCTGAGGCAAGAAAAGCGAAGTATCAGGGCATCACGACCAGCATTCTGGGCACAGTGGAAGCGCTGCAGAACATGAATGCCGAGCTGGAAAAGACCCGGCTCATCCAGCAGCAGCTGGCGGACGGCAAAGACCTGAATGGCAATCCGCTGAGCAAAGACGACGTGAACGACTTGAAGGACCAGCTGCTCTCCTCCCGCAGTTCTATGGTGAGCTTTGCAGGGGCACTGGCAGATGCCATGGGCCTTGAGGACAGCGCCAAAAGCGCGGTGGTAAAGCTTGCCAATGCCATCCAGAAGAACTGGGTGCCCATCAGCAATGCGTGCAGCGAGGTGTGGACGAAGGTCTCCGGAGCCATGGGCGAGGAGATGACGAACACCCTGAGCACCGTATTCAAGGCGGCATTCAGCGAGGAAGGCATGGAGATCGGGACGGAATTCGTCTCGGCCATTGCATCTGCCATGCAGGGAGACTACGCCGGCGCCATCATTTCGGCGGCAACGGGACTGATCGATCTGCTGTTTACGGACACCGGAAAGCAGCTGACCGGAGGGGCAGGAGACATGCTGCTGAAGCTGTTTTCCGGAATTCAAAATGGAGACCTTGCAGGAAAGCTTGCCAACATCGGGACAGCCGCGGCAAATGTCGGCAATTCCCTGAGTGGACTGCTGCCCATGCTTGGACAGCTGGGAACGACAGGAGCCGGTGCAGGAATGGCAGTTGGCGGCATTGGCGAAGCACTGGGCGGGCTGGGCGCTTCCATACTGGCGGTGCTGCCGGAACTGCTGATTGTGGTGGGTATTATTGCAGCTATCGCGGCACTGATCGGCGGTATTGCGTGGTTTATCAGCAGTCGGAAGAAGGAAAAGGCCACTGGCGCAAAGGACGTTGGCTCGGAGATCGACAAGGGCATCAGCGATGGCGTGAAGGAAGATGCGCCCATTGTGGACGATGCCGTGAGCGACATGACCGAGAACGCCATGGACATTGCGAAGGGTTCGCTTGGGACCATCAGCAAGGTGATGGGCGACGACTACGAGTACACGCCCCAGATCGTGCCCGTGGTGGACCTGACCAACGTGCTGGAAGGTGCGGACGAGATCGACAATGCCTTTGCGGCGACAAAATCGCTGAGCCTTGACGGAGACGTGAGCCGGAACCTTGCAGACAAGATCGATGCCGAAGTGCAGCTTCAAAATGGACTGAAGAGCGCCGGAAATGAGGACACTCTGCGTGCCATCAACGCACTGGCCGGGCACATGGACGGCGTGGCCGATAGCATCAAGGGCATGAGCGTGACCATCAACGGCAGAAAGGCCATTGGCTACATCGACGACCGGATGGGACGGCTGACTGCAGCGAAAGTGAAGTGAGAAAATGGCGATCATCAAAGAACTGAACCCCGGTGATACCCTGAAAGTGTACGAGGACGGCGTTGCAGCAAAGTTTGTGGTGGCCAAGCACAACTACGAAAAAGACCTGAACGGCAAGGGTAAGACCCTGCTGATGCGCACCACCTTGCTGAAAGACGCAGTGCAGTGGGGCAACAACGAGAAAGATGTTTCGTGGAAGAACGAGCCGACCCTGCGCAACTGGCTGGAAAACACCTACGCAGCACGACTGAGTGAGGACACGCTGAAGACCATCGTGCCGGTGACGATCCGGTATGATTATGGTTCAAGTGAGAGCGGTACGCTGGAAGAGCAGCGGTTCTTTGTGCCGAGGGCAGTAGACTTCAGCGGAGATACGGCGCTGTTTACTGGAATCCGAAGATTTTTTGAGGATAGTCTGAGCGGCGGCAGGGCGGATATTACCGAAGGAAGTAACATCTACGACCTGTGGACATATGTGTTCAGCACGCGAAGCACCAAAAACTACGAGTATGACGATAACACCCGCGGAGAGGCGCTGAGCCTTTACGTGAAGCACGGCAGAGGTGCCGACCCCGGGTCGCCGGGGTACATTAACACCTACTGGGATACGACAACGGGACAGTGGGGAGTTTCCAGCCCGAATATTCTCGTATGTTTCTGCGTGGACGAGAACGCCACGGTGGACGACAATGGATGTCTGACAGCCAACAGCGGACCGGAGATCCAGAGCAACTACTTTGGCATGAACGGCGTATTTGGGCGGTGGGGAAAGTTCGGGCTGCCGTACCGCGTTTATGATGCAGATGGCAACACCATTACCGTGACCGAAAAGCTGAACGGCGAAGTGCACAGGACGTTTACGGCAATTCAAAATGGAGTATACCGGTTTGAAATATCACAGAAAGAGCTGGAAAGCTTTGACTGGAACACCGACTATACCCTGACGGTAGAAGCCAGCGACGGCCGGACCACCAACCGGAAAAGCTGCAAGGTGAACCGCATCCGTTCATCCGGGTACGTGGTGTACATCGGGCAGATCAAAGGCACGGCGGATGGACAGAGCTACTACTGGACAGAGCGAAACATTCTGGACGATCCGTTTAACGAGAATGCGCCGGTGATCCTTGACCCGGAAGTGACACTGGAAGCCAACGCGATCAGCTCGTTTACCTTTACAGTGCCCGTCTCGAACCCGTTCTACAACAAGCTGGAGCTGAAAAAGCCGGTAGTCAGCATAGAAGAGGACGGCCGCGAGATCTTTATGGGCTACATCACTGAAACGGAAAAGAACTTTGAGCTGGACATGGAAGTGACCTGCGAGAGCGAGTTTGGATACTTGCAGGACAGAGACTGTCAGGTGGAGAACAAGTTCTACACGGCACCCGAACTGCTGGCACTGGCGCTGACCGTGGAGGACGACCCGGAAGAACACATCGGCTTCAAGGGCGAAGGCAAGGTGTTCCTGCCCGGAAACGTGACCGTGGAAAAGCCGGAAAGCGACACGGACAAGGAGACCAAGGCCATCAGCGACTGTTGGAGCGTACTGACGAACAGCCTGACCGGGAAGTACGGCGGATATCTGCGCCTGCGCAAAGAAATCAAAATGGTGGACGGCGTGCGCGTTTACACAAGATATCTGGACTATCTGGCAAAACTGAACGACAAGACCGATCAGGTGATCGAGCTTGGAAAGAACCTGCTGGACATTTCGTACTACATCAAGGCCGGGGACATCGTGAACTCGGTGAAGGCATACGGCTGGTACACGAGCGGATGGCTCTTCTGGCAGACCACGAACCCCATCTCGCGGGAAGCGTACAACGGAGAATCCATCAAGAAGTACGGCCTGTGCCAGCGCGTCCTTGTGGTGGAAGGAACCGATTCCACGGGAGACAGCCTTTTGAAGAAGGCCACGGACGAGCTGAAAAAGTACAGCGGTTTCACCGGAAGTGTGCAGATCAACGCTGCAGACCTGTGTGATATTGGCGTGGACACCGACCGGCTGGACTTTATGAAGGAGACGTACGTGCTCGCGGAACCGCACAGTATCGATGACTGGCTGCCCTGCACGAAGGAAGTGATCCCGCTGCATGAGCTGGACCAGAAAGACTTTACCTTTGGCGCGACCACGGCAAAGCTCTCGTCTTTGCAGGCGGGCAACTTTGCAACGGCGGGCAAGGCGTGGAACGCGATCCAGTCCACCATTGGATACATCAACAAGTGAGGAGGATCAATGTACCATTCTCTTATTATAAATGTAGGCGACGACTACATTGACACCTGGGACGACTGGAAGCTGATCCCTTCCTCGCGGCCGGTGATCGCACCGCCCATTGAGCGGACGAAATTCGTGACTGTGCCCGGCAGAGACGGCGCACTGGACTACAGCCGTACCCCTGCAAACCGCCCTACCTACGATGACCGTACCGGAAAAATTGAGTTCTACCTCGAAAACGACTATGCCGGCTGGGACTGGGAGACCGCGTACACGACCATCTGCGAGACCTTGAAGGGACAGCGGGTGCGGTTTGCGCTGGAGGACAATCCCAGCCATTATTATTCGGGTCTCTTGTGGGTGGACCAGTTCAAAAGCGACAAGGGGCACTCGAAGATCACGCTGGAGTACAACTTGCACCCGACCATGTACACCCTGAAGGTGGAAGCCGTGGCGCTGAACGTATACGATCTGAAGCTGAACAGAGGCATGGAGTACCAGCTGCTGGTGGGCGTTGGGCCGACGAATACGTTCTACCGCAAGATGAACGTGACCGCGAAACCGCGGGACGTGGTGAAAATTACTCAAAATGGGACCATTCTGGCCCTGCGGAAAGGCACAGCGGTGGTGACGGCAGAGTGCGGCGGCGTGAAAGCCGAGTGCGCCGTGACGGTAGGCGCTTACGAGAGCTTTACCATTGAGCGGGCACTGGACGGCGTGAGCGAGACAAACCCGGTGGGGAGCATCGTTGCCGGCATGAGCTACCAAAATGTGTTCAACGTAGGCGACAGCGAGAAGGAAATGCTGGAACTTACCGTAGAGATGGGCGGCACGGATGTGACCGGAAGTTGTGTTGTTATGGCAGAGGACAACGCGAGCGCACAAATCAAAATGGCATCGGTGACGGGAAATATCAAGATCACAGCGCATGCTGCAGCAAAGCCGGTGGCGGCGATGCTGTGCAATGATACCCTGCCTGTGGAGGTAAAGCCGCTGAAACGGGTAGAAGGAGCATTCCGGCTTGGAAAATGAAAGGAAGGATGATATTTGAGTTTGGAAGCGTATTCCATTTTGAAAAATGGAAACGAAAAGCTCTCGGAGCATTTCAAGGTGCGCGAGTTCTACTGCCGTGACGGCAGCGACCCGGTGTTCATTGACACGGCGCTTGTGGAGGTGCTGGAGAAGATCCGTACGCACTTTGGCAAGCCTGTGACCATCACGAGTGGGTTCCGCACGGCAAGCTGGAACGCAAAGCAGAAGAATGCCGCAAAGTTCAGCCAGCATCTGTACGGCAAGGCGGCAGACATTCAGGTGCAGGGCATCAGCGTGGAGCGGGTGTATGCCTACGCGGACAGGCTGCTGGGCAACGCCGGTGGCTGCGGCATTTACCCGCCCGGTCTGGGACGCGCCAATGGCTGGGTGCATGTGGACGTGCGCAAAGCCAAGAGCCGCTGGAAGGGATGAGCGCCGATGGAAAGCATCATTGCCGCCATCCTCAGCGGTGTTGTGACCCTGATCGGCGTGCTGATCGCAAACTCGCGTTCCAATGCCGTGATGGAATACAAAATTGAGGAGCTGACCCGGGAAGTCCGCAAGCACAACGGTTTTGCGGAGAAGATCCCGGTCATCCAGAGAGATATTCAGGTGCTGAACCACAGAATGTCCGACATCGAAGTACATGAATACGAACACGAAAGGAGCAACGTATGAATTTCAACATTACTGCAGGCACCATTGCACGTACCGCCGTTCTTCTGCTGGCTCTGACCAACCAGATGCTGAGCGCCATGGGCAAGAGCCCGCTGCCTATCGAGAGCACCACTGTGGAGCAGCTGGTGACGGCTGGCATCACGACCATTGCGGCACTTGTCGCATGGTGGAAGAACAATTCCTTTACGAAGGAAGCCATTGCGGCCGACAAGGAGTATGACCGCCTGAAGGCAAAGAGCGGGAAGTAAAAATGATATTTTGGGCAGGGCAGGAGCGGAAAACGTGATCCACACACGTATCCAACGCTGAATGTTTCTTCTGCACTGCCTGAAAATAGTTCATCTGGCACTCACCGAAGGCAGGAACTGCCGAAAATTCAAAATGGAGTGACCGGTAAGATGAAGAAAGCCCCTGCAACGATCGTTTATGGCTCTGAGTGGGAGCTGTGAGCGAAAGTTGCAGGGACTTTTATTTTTAGCATGAGCGGAGTGCTAAAGCGGGGTAAGAAGTTGACGGTACGTACATTATTCGTACATTTTTGAATAAATATTGCGTAGGTACGATAATAAAATAGAAAGTCACAAAATCTTAACAAAAAGAAGCAAAAAAGGTCTTGATTTTTTGGGTCAAGATGAGTACAATACACTTAGCACTCAGAGAAATGGAGTGCTAAAGAACCAAAGAGTCGACATGAGGCCCTT